CGGCGCCGCCGCCGCCTCCGGCCGCCCAGCTACCTGAATTGCCGCCGTTATTTCCTTGGCCGGGAGTGCCGCTGCCGCCACTAAGACCACCGCCAGACGGGGCTCCACCTCCGCCTCCACTGCCGCCTGGATTTCCGTTACTAGTGTACCAGGCTCCACCTCCGCCGCCATTTGATGTTATTGTACTAAAAACTGATGGGTTTCCGGTAGGACCCGGAGAACTGCTAACATTGGGGCCTCCTGCTGTTGGCGACACACCACTTACGGCTTGACCAACAGTAATACCGTAGCTGCCAGGTCCTACTGTAAGTGTGCCTGCTCTATAGCCGCCAGCGCCTCCACCACCTCCACTGCCGCCATCGTTTCTTTCGCTGCCGCCTGCACCACCGCCTGCTACTACTAGATATTCTACGCTAAGTGGTGCTCCGTAAACTGTAGTGCCAAAAGAATCACCGTTACTGTTAAAGGTATGTATTCTATAGCCGCCGCCTGTAGAGATACTTCCGCCTGTAACTGTTAATTTGCTAGGAGCACTACGGCCTTTACCCGATATTGCTCCGTATGACCCTCTTAATGAATTTATAAATGGCATATACTTTCCTAATTTAATTAAAAGTTGGCCGCTTGGGCACCTAGTAATGTATACGCACTGGATCTTCTAAGAATAGTAAAGGTGTAAACGTCAATTTTACCTGAGCTACTTGTAGGAGTTGGCACAGTGCCTGTGGTCCATTTCAATGTAACCCCCGATCCGTTAATGTTAACGGTTGTAGGATTAAAACCTGTGCCGCCTTGCGTGACAATCAAGTTCATGGTAAAAATTCTGCCATCTGTAGTGGGCACATTGGTCATATTAAGAGTCATGCTTCCACTAGGTGTGTTAGTTAAGAAAAAGATGTTTCCAGCTGAATAATCTAGAGCTACGACATTACTGGCATGTGCAACATCAACCATATCTTCAACTAGTTCTTGTACCCTAACAGGTCCTGTAAAAGTAACAGTACCTGAAGCGGTTAAGTCTGTAGTATTAACACCGGAAAAATACCCAGTACCTGCTACTCCTATGCCGCCGCCTACACGCAATGCGCCAGTGGTAGTACTGTTCGCTGCTGTAGTTTCGTCGATATACACTTGGCCTTTTGTACCGTTAGTAGTTGATCTTAATACTAAATTTCCGCCAGATCCAGTACCGCCTTGTACAATACCATACTGTCCGATTGTTGCTATTAAAGTACCCGAACTAGGCTGGAAGGTCATTCTTGTAGAAGATACATTAACTGTTGATGCTTGGCCTGAAGTTGATCCCGAAAACAACGGATAAAATGTATTAGTTGAAGAAGTTTGATCTGACAAAGTTACACTGGGAGCTTGCCAGCTTAACGTACCGCTTGCATTAGTTGACAGTACTGCGTTTGCTGCACCGTCAGCATCGGGCAAAGTCCATGTTACATTGGCAGTGACTGTAGCGGGTGCTTGGAATGCAACCCAGTTACTGCTGTCGCTATCTGCAAATCTTAAATCTGCCCGTGCATTTAATTGAAAATCTGCAGTTGACTGTATGTTTCCAGTGCCGTTTGGACTTAAAATTAAGTTTTGATTAGTCTGTGCGGTTTCTATGATATTGTTATCAACTGAAAGGCCGCCGAAGCCTGCCGGAGCAATACCTACTGATACTCTTCTTCCCATGGTATATTCCTTTTATTATGCTGTTGACGTTTCAATGCCAAACGCCACTGCTGTCATATTAACTGCACTGGCTCTAACTACTAATACTTTACCTGCTTGTAAAACAATGCCGGTTCTTTCTAAAACACCTTTAGCTAATACTTCTGAATCAAACTCAAGGTATTCAGATGCTGTAGGTGTTCCTGATGCTGCCACTGCTATTCTAACTAGTGTAGATGTAGCTGCTCTATTGCAAAGACTTACTGTAACTACTGCAAAAGTATTTGCTGGCACTGTATAAAGTGTAGTGTCAGTTGTTGCTGATAAGTCTGCTGATCCCAAAATTCCTGTTGCCATATAAAACTCCGTTTATGTTAAGAAATAATTCCATGCTATCGGTAACCCACGTACACCGCCTTGGAAATTAAATGTTGCTTTCATTAAAATTGTACCACCTGTTGTAGTTGTAATCTGAGATCCAGACACTTCAATAAAACCGGCCGTAACACTATTTACGTTCAATGCAGCTCCACCGCCTCCAATTTGTGAAGAAATATAGGCTTTAATTGCTCGCTGTGTTGGTATAATACTATCTGAGTTGGCTGTAAAGAACGGATCTGTTGAGAATTCCGTAATTGTTGCCGAACTTCCTCCTAAACTTACAGCACCTAGTGTAAGTTCTTGTAGTCCTGAAATATTAAATGCATCAGCATTTAATGTTGCAATACCAGTTGACTGTTCGATAGTAAACAAATCGCCAACTCTAAAGTTGCCGTCTTGGTCAGTACTTGTAAAGAATACTCGTCCACCGTTATTTTCAACAGTTTCATTAGCCTGTAAAGGTTCCTGTGTTGGAGTATTAGGATAGTTTGTTTCAGATAAATTACCAGTTCCGATATCTAAGAAATCGTGTCCAGTTAATCGCACCTGACTGTATCTAATTCTAGTTGTAACACTGACTGCATCATTAGGTGCACTAAATGCCGACATATCTGGACTAACTTGGAAGAATGCTGAATAACTACCATCATAAATGCCAGCAAACGAAATAATGTTAACTAGTTTAAATGTTTGATTTGGTAAATGTCCAAATACCACGTTAGATCCTGCGACCGGAGGTGCTGTTAATCTCTTAACAGCAATAAATTGTCCGCTTTGGAAATTATTAGCATACCCGTCCCCTGTGTCTAATTCGGCACTAGCTGACAAATATCCAGTTCCTCTATTAGTAAAACTAGGATTTCCTACAGCGCCGTTACCTATTCTAACAGTAGTCGGTGCTTCGTAGGTATTATTTGGATCTGTGATAGTAATAGTTGGTGCAACTGTGTATCCAGACCCTGGTTCTAATAGTCTAATAGCAAAGATTTTATTGTTTGATACATAGGCGCGAGCCTTAGTAGTAGCGCCTACTAATATAGAACTTGCCACTGTTCCTGCTGTACTTCTTTGTACTGCCGCCCAAATACCGCTTTGATTAGGATTGCCGTGTGCAACACTGCTAAACCCGTTGGCTGCTGTGCTAGTAGTTCTCGAAGTCCAGTTTATACCATCTTCAGAACTTGCAGCCTGTGTTGTCTGGCTCACTGCTAAGAATACGCCTTGACCGTACCCAATTCTTGTCCACTGTGCAGTTGCAGGTAGTGTACTGGCTGTCCAAGTTGTGCCGGTTAAACTATAAGCAGCAGCAGTGCCGCTAGTATTTGATACTGCAACGAATCTGTTATTACCCCATGAGATTGACTGCCAGTTAGAACTAGCTAGACCAGTTGCAACAATCCAATTTACGCCGCCGTCTGTTGAGTATGCGGATGCGGTGCCGCCGCTGGCTACTGCAACAAATTTTCCAGCGCCATAGGCAATACCGGTCCACGCTGCACTAGTTAAAGCTGTTCCTGTTCCGCCTGCAGTCCAGCTTATGCCACCGTTGGTACTAAATGCGTTAACTGTGCTGCCTGTGGCAATTGCCACCCACCGTCCGTTTCCATAGGCAATTGCAGTGTAAGAACCAGCTGGTAGTGAGCCACCAGCGGCCCATGTTACACCACCGTCTACAGAATATGATGTGCTGGTAACTCCGCCGCTGGCAATTGCGACTAGGTGGTTAGCAATAGGGGTTGCTGTTCCTGTTGTTGCTCCGCCAGAGCCAGAAGCAACAAATCGCGTACCTACTACCGCAGCACTGGCGCCAATGCCAGTCCAAACAGTATTTCCTAATGTTAAAATTTGATATGCTCTACCTGTTACAAAAGAACCGGCTGTTTCTGTTGTAGTAAGGGCGCCCGCTGCCATGGCAATCCATGTTGTATTTGCCGACAGTACTGCGCTTCTAGCTGTCCAACTTGTTCCGTTGGCCGATGTATTAACTGTATTAGTGCCGGTAGCTAGGGCTACAAAGTTTCCGCCAGCTGCAAATCCACTATATTCAAATGCTTGTATTGCACCTGTAATACTGTTAACTGACGTAATAGTAATAGTAATATCGTTAGTAGTACTTGCACCACCTAAGTTTGTTCCTGCTAGAGTGATTGTGTTTAATCTAACATATCCAGTACCAGCATTTATAATATCAACAAATGAATATTTTGTACCTTTTCTAGTTACATTAAAACTAGCATTCACTCCACTACCTGATGTAGTTCCAGTAACTGATGTATAAAGTTTAGTTACAGCAGCATATTTTACATCAACATACGTTAATGAGGTTATCAAAGAACTAGCAGCACTACTATAACTAGGTGAGGTAAACGAAACTCTAGGTTCAATTACATACGTAGTAGAAGCATCAGGTGATACAATAGTTGTACCTGATACTACATGATCCCAACCAGCACCGCCGGTAGTTTCTTTAGTAACTGTTGCAATTTTTGTACCAGCATTGTAACTAGCAATGATACCGTATTGACCTGCACCACTGCCGCCAGTTAGATAAATTTTCATTCCAACGTATGCTGAACTAAGTTCACTATCAGTAGCTGCAATAGTTATCTGAGTAGTGGTACCAATCTGTGCAGTATTAGCATTTGATATGTAGCCAATGCCTCCAAAGTTGCCATCGGCTTCTGGAGCGTTAGAGCTGTCATCAACGTTATCTAATAGTCTAACTTGAAAGACTGCGCCGTCACGGAATTCGTCCTGTTGCACGGCGGCATTTAGGCCTGCACCATTGATAGTCCAAGTGGCGCTAGTGTAGTCTGTTCCGGCATTGTTAAATTCAAATTGATACACGCTATCTACAGAATCAGTAAACACTGAACCAACTTCTGCACCAAAGTTTTTGTTATCAACTATTGCAGTATTTGCAGTTTCAGTTGCATCAAATCCTTCTGCTACAGATCCAAAATCTCCGTAAGAATTGTTACCGTTAGTGCCGCGGATACGGCCGCCAGCTTCTGCAAGATATCCAATATGTGAATAGTATGAGAACACTGAAACAAGTTCTGCTCTAGCATTATTAGTAATCCATGCACCGATACCGTCTGATATAACCTGTGTAAAGTCATTAGATGTGATAGATTTGTTACCGCCATTGTGTAGACTACCGTCTACCTTCTGACCAATTGCAGCAGTACCGAACGTTGTTACGTTTTGTACGTATGGGCTTCGACTTGAGATCCATGTGCTAGAGTCAGCAGGGCCCCAACCTGGATCTAAACTTGCATATGCGCCTGCACTAACTCTTGAAGTTCCGTAAGCATTAGGTGCTAGTAGATCTCCGGTTAGATCAGCCAATGTTTGATTTCTTAGACCTGTACCATTTCTTAGATAGTACATGTCTTCTTCTAAACTTCCAGTAACTGCATTAGAATAATAACGGGCTGCTAGTAATGATTTATAATTACCTGGATTTTTAAGATCATATTTCAGAGCGTTGATGTACTCATTAACGTCTCTTTCACAAGATATTGCATTATAAGATAATCTTACAGTCATCGAACCCGAAGCAACAGTTGCTAGATCTAATGGGGTCGTTGCATCACGTGAAGTGGCAATTTTAAAAGTTGTAGAGCTTACTACATTCTGAACGTAATATACAACCCCTGCAGAAACATTACCAAATACTGTGCCAGTGAATACAATAGCAGCATTTCTCTGTAGCCAACTCGTATCACTAATAGTAAAAATATCAGTAGTAGTGTTTGATGCTGTTACGGTTCCAGTGTACGTAGAATCAATATACGCAGAAATTTCATTTACCATGTAATCTCTATTACGTTCTAATTGTAGTACCGCATAGTAGATGTTAGCTAACCCATCAACCCTCAACGAACCTTCATCTGTGGCTCCGTAGATAATATCATCTAATGCAGTCATTAGCGTTTCAATACGAGCCTGAGCTGTTGCATCTCCGCCAACGTTGGCTTTAGCCTGTGTTTTAACATAGCTAAATGCTGCACGAGTGGCTGCTTTCTGATTTAAACTGAATACTTCACTAGCTGAACTTCTCAAATAGGCATAAGCTGCTTTAATTGTTTGAAAGTTACTGTTAAACATAAAGTCATAACCAACTGCATCAAGAATAATTCTTGCATCACGCTGGCACTTGGCACTGTTGTAGCTTAATGTTGGATAGTTAGCAGTAATAAAACTAGTCATATTAGTTACAATTGTACCTACTGCTGCACTAAGTGTAGTATAAGCAGTAATTAATGCGGTAGTAGTTGTTACAGCATTTGTAGCAGCCGGTCTATCTTCAGTATCAACAATGTATGATAACCCAGTACCGTTACTTAAACTTCCTACAAGTGTACCGCCGAAGCTAGTTGACACTTGGAAGGCAGTAGAAGTTAATCCAGATGCTAGTACATAATAACGAATATCTGCAGTTAACCCATTAGCAGTTACTCTAGGAACAATTAAATCTCCGGCTGCTAGGCCGTGAGCCCCTGTAGTGTTAAGTGTATTAGTTAATGTAATACTTGTTACAGTTAGGCTTGGTCTAAATGTTGTGGCACCGCCTGTTAAAATAGCAGTAATAATATCTATGTTAGCACCAACAAATGAACTAGCAGAAGATCCTGTTGTTAATGCACTGTCTGTAAATTGAACAGCAGTATTAGTTGCAGATTTAGTAACTGTTGTGTTAATAATAATCTGCTGCATTATTGTCTTTAATCTATTATAAGATGCAATAGTTGCTGCCAACTCAGTAGAGTCAATCATTGATGCACCACCGGCGCCGTCAAAGTAGGCTAGGCCTGCATTTAATGTCTGTGTGCTACCACTATAGGTTAAATCATAGATCATTGCATCTACAACATATCCAACATCTCGCTTGCAGATTGTCTTAGAATATTTTACACTAGGATATGTTGCTGCGATGAACGCAATAATTTCTTCCTGCATAAATTCTTTATTTTCTTTTAATAAAGTTCTTGCATCACCGTAACCAATTAAATATGAAGAATTATATCCTGTAGGATTTGGGTAGCTAAACAATGCGGTTGTTCCAAGATTAAAGTCAATCTTGTGTTGCATTGTTCTTACCAGTTGTTGTAAGCTAGTTGCTTGTTGAGCACTAGCAACGGGCCAACTGATATATTGGATAGAAGTATTTCCAGAACTTTCAGTTACGTTTGTTCCTAAAACAACCTGTCCAGCAACTGTTTCTAATCTTCCTAACGCACCTATGCTGTATTTTGCATCAGTTTTACTAACTAAACTTCCTACAGGGCCTGCATTAGTTGAACGTAGTTCGTCGCCCATGACGCAAGTTTCAGCTGGAACAATAATAGGTAATACTTCACGATATCTACCTGTTCTAACTTGAATTAAATTGTTAGGAGCATATCTAGCAGGAATATTATCTGCATTTTGATCAGCTAGCGCATCTGTAATAATAGTCACTAATTCTGTAATTTCAGTTATTGCGCCAGCTTCTGCTGTATAATTTGTATCAATGTACTGAGGAACTACTGCAGTAGAATTATCCCCATTTAATACTTGATAATTAACTGCAGGAGCTTCGTTAGTTAATACTGCGTCAATAACAGTCAACATATAATTATACGCTGCAATTCGTTCATCTGATTCTGCTGCTAGGGTTACATATACACTAGGATTGTCATCAGCAATTTCATTAACATAAGCTAAGGCGGCACCTCGACTTTTAACATTGCCGCCATGACCAATGTCATATAATAACCCATCAATTACTAATCCAACATCTTGTTCGTACCGAGTTTGGGCATATACAAAACTTGTAGTAAACGGGGCAGTATTAGTAGTTATTTGACGATCAATCCATTCAGTAACTTCACGTTGTATAAATGGTGTGTTTAGTTCGAGTAATCGTTTTGCGTTAGGGTTACGAGGTCCTCGTTCAACTTGTTCACACGCATAACGAATTGTCTTCCAAGGTTTGTCTAGAGTTTTACCATGTATAGGTGCAGGAACGTCTATTCCAGTAGGACTTACATAATAGGCGTAATCAGCAGTGCCCCATGACACCCACTCGGGAATACTAGTATCGCTTACACGTAGAATTTGTCCTTCAATTCCTATTGGCAATCTAGTAGGACCAGTGTCTCCAAAATATACCATATCACCTAATGTTGTTAATACATTAGTTTCGCTACCTATATTAAATAAGTTCCAATATGTTTTACTAGTATCTAAGTCTGGTCGACTAGTAGCTTGGCCGCCACCTGTTGCTCCTACTGTAGAGGCATCGTCGCCTTCTGATCTATGGGCTAATACGCAAATATATGCAGTGGCTGCAAATCTAACAGTATCGCCTACAACATACTCTGTATCATCGTTCCAATCACCTCTCCAATTAATGCCTGCAGTTAACTGTGACCAGTAGGCTGTATTAGGAGGTTTTGCAGCAGCAGTAACAGTCATTGTTCCTGATGCAGTTGTTGGGGAAAATACTGTGCCGCCTAGAGTATTACTAATGGTAAAGTTAAATCCATTAATAACTTGTTTTACATAATATGTACCGTTAGTAAAGACATTACCAAATGTTGAACCTGTAAATTTAACTGCCATGTTAGCAACTAGACCGGTAGTGCTAGCTACTGTAATATATTTTGTAGTAACATCAGTTGCTGAGGCAGTTGTTGTTATAGCTGGGGAATCTGTACTGGCTAGATATGTATAACCATTAAGTTTTACAACTTCGCCCACTTTATATGAAGTAGTAATAGCCCAATCAGATTGATATTTTAAACCTTCGGCAAATAAATCCCAGTCAGTTGTTCCTGTTAACGGATTAGAGTTAGTGTGTTGTGTTTTAGATACATATTGATTTCCGCCATAACGAACAACATCGCCTGGTTGGTAAGCAGTAGAACCGCTCCATGTATTTTCAAATTCTAAACCTTCTACAAACTGTGACCAGTTTGCAGCGTCGCCTGCAAAAGTTGCGCCGGCTGAGTGTTGCGTTGTACAGATCCAAAGGCCGCCACCGTACTTTACTACATCATTTAATTTATAACGTGTAAGAGTAACCCATGTACCTTTATATTCTAATCCAGAATTAAAAACATCCCAGTTAGCTATATTATTTTCAAGACCCGACGCAACAGTAGCAGCACTGGTATGTCCCACAGTACAGACATATATATAGCCGCCATATTTAACAAGATCGTTTAATTTATATCTTGTTGATACTGTCCAATTGCTTTTCCAATCAAATCCTTCAGCAAATATATCCCACTTGCCGGAGTCGTTTTCTAATCCTGAGGATGCTGTTGATGCGCTAGTATGTCCTAGATTACATAGGTAAACGTTTCCACCGTACTTTACAAGATCCCCGATAACATATTCAGTTGAGGTGCTCCAAACATCTTTCCAAGACTGGCCGTCTGTCATTAAATTCCATTTTGTTGGAACAAAATTTAAATCTGTATTAAAAGCAGCGGCAGATACATGTCCAACTACACAAATATAGGTTCTACCACCGTATCGTATAACGTCGTCTTTTACGTATGTGATGCCTGTAGACCAGTCATCTTTCCATACAAACTTAATTCTACCTAGTTTAAACTCTGCCATTATTCACCTCAATTTTATGGAGCTCTTGTATTTAGCAAATCAAACATTATATTCTAAACGAACGATAAAACATACTAGTTGCTAATATTGATCCACTAAGTCCTACACCGGGTCCTGCAAAATTAACCATTACCGGTATATCAATAGCAGTACCTGCAGTACTATTAATTAAATTAGGACCTACTCTAACAGTACCTGCAATAAAACTAGATGTTAATAGATCAGATCCACCAATATTTAATCTAGTAGCTAGATAAGATTTTATAGCTCGTTGTGTTGGCACAATATTATTAGAATCGGCAATGAATAACGAATCTGTTGAGAATTCTCTAACTACTGCTCCTGTACCCCCTAATCTCACACCACCTAGTGCTAGTTCTGTTAGGCCTTCTAATTCAAAGAAGTCAGCACTAATAGTAACAATGCCAGTTGCTTGTTCAACCGCAAACAATTCTCCCGTTCTAAAGTTACCGTCTTGGTCAGTACTTGTGTAGAAAACTCGACCACCGTTTAATTCTTGAACTTCGTTTTGGGGAGATGTTGAATAACTACCAGTGGAGTATAATTCAGGGTAATTTGTTTCTTCAAAATTACCAGTTCCTATATCTAAGAAATCATGTCCTGTTATTCGAACCTGGCTATACTTTTCACGTATTTCAACTTCTGTATTTTCTCGAATATCATCATCGTATGTTAACACAGGACTAATTTGGAAGGTTGATCTAAAATTTCCATTTTCTGGAGTTACTTCAATGCCTGTTACAACAACAGTATAGGCATCTTCTCTGCCGCCAAATCTAAACTGTGCGCCCGGTCCCGGAATCCTTCCAAGACCACTTAATGTAATAAAACGACCTCTTGGAATAATATCAGCAAATCCATTACCAATTACAGATATAACTGTGGTACTAGTTCTATAATTAATACCTCTATTTAAGAATGTTGGTTGAGCAAGAACGCCGTCTGCTAATCTTGGATTTACATATGCATCATATGTATTATTAGGATCAGTAAATGTAACAGTAGGAGTTGTAACATAACCAGAACCTGGTTCCCATAATTTAATTTCTGTTATATTTCCAGTTTCAACTATTGCTCTACCTAATGCTCTAGCACCAGTAAAAATTCTACTTATAACTCCTGATGATGTGCTAGGTGCTGCAACCCACATTGGGCGATTATTCGACACTGTAGAATCACCTAAAGATATATCAGGATTTCCAAATCCAATTGCTCCCCAGCGATAGCTTCCTGGTAAAGTTCTACTGGTCCATACAATACCGTCGTATGACGTAGCTGCAAATGTTGTTGCTTCAGCAGCTGACGTTTCACCTACAGCAAAGAACACACCTTGCCCGTATCTTATTTGTTTCCAGTACATTTCTGTTGCGCCCGGTTGCGGCATGCCTGCAGAAGTGGTATACCACTGTGAGCCTTCAAAGCTGTAAGATACATCTCCCGAAGTAGAAACAATAACAAACCTTCCGTTACCATATGCAATACTAGACCAGTCTTCTGGCGTAGAATCTTGCACTTCAACAACTACTCCGGTCCATGTCCAAGTATCTGAAGTTGAATTATAAGACCCAACTGCTACAGCATTACTAGAGTTAGCAATTGCTACAAATACCCCTTTACCGTAGGCAACATCTTTCCACTCACTTTGACTCGAATCGCCTACATTTGGCAAAGTTGTTGAGAACCAGGTTGTGCCGTTAAGTGTATATGCGCCCGCATCACTCTGACCCGAGACTGCAAGGAATAATCCTGTTGAGTAATTAGAAGCTAGGCCGTATGTTACACTATTCCAATTTGACGTTGACGGTAAGGCTGTTGAACTCCATGACGTCCCGCTCGTTGAAAAAATTGCATTTGCACTATTAAATTTTATCGCTACAAATTTATTATCTCCAGCAGCAACTGATTTCCAGTCTCCGCTTGACGGTAATGCTATTGCAGCCCAGTCAGACCCGTTGGATGAATAAAGACTAGATCCGCCCGAACTAGGCATTAATACAAATTTGCCGCTGTCAGCAATTCCTTCGTATTCAAAAGTTACTATAGAGTTAGTGCTATCATCTGAAATTGACTTAACTGTGATTGTGATATCGTGTTCTATAGAAGTGCCGCCGATAGTTGCACCATCTATTATAACAATTTGCTCGTCTTCGTATCCGGCTCCTGATTCAGCAATTGTAACAGTATAAGATCTTCCAGTTTTGACTACGTTCCATCTAGCAGTTGCCGGAGTTACAAAACTTGTTCCAGTCGGAGTTGAGCCAGCAATACTAGAATAAGTTGCTGATGTTTCTCCGTATGCTACCGAAGACCAAGGAGCAACCGTTGCCTGTGATGTTATTCCTGTAGTAAAAGCTGGCTCACTAAATGTTATTCTAGGTTCAAAAAGATATCTAGTACCAGTTGTTAACGGATTTTTACTAGGAGTTCCTGGTATAACATGATCCCACCCTGGTTGATTATCACTTTCTCTATATACAGTAACTAATTTTAACCCTGCATTATACGCCTGAACATATCCATATTGTCCTGTTCCTTCACCGCTGGTTAGTATAATTCTAGTACCTAAAATTTCTGCCTGGGTTATTTCATCACTAGTAGCTAACGTAATTGTTAAAGTATCACCAAATTGTGCATTATTACCTGCTAAAATATAATCGCCGGCACCTTCTGTACCACCAGTATCTCCAGGGGCATTTCTTACCTGTGCTTCAAATATAGCATTGTCTCTATATTCTTCTTGTATTAAGCTAGCGCCAGTCCCTGATCCAACAACCGTGTACACCGCATTAGAATATTCTTGCCCTGCATTTGAAAATTCTACTATTAGAATTTCATCATTAATTTCACCTGCAAATGCATTTGCAATTTGTGCTTCTTCAGTTCGATTATTTACATATCCGTAGAACGGAGTTTCAGCCGGGTCGTTATTATCGGCAATTGCTCCAAATGTTCCATAAGAACTATTACCGTTAGTAGCACGTATAATACCGCCATCTTCTGCAAACATTCCAATATGTGCATAGTAGGTGAATACTGAAACTAGTTCAGCACGGCCGCCATTAAGTACATAGGCTCCAATACCGTCACTAATTACTTGTGTAAAATCGTTACTGACAATGGATCTATTGCCGCCGTTGTGCAAACTTCCGTCGATTTTTTGTCCTATAGCACAAGTACCAAAATTTGTAATATTTTGTAGGTAAGGAGAACGTGATGTTATCCACACATCTTCGTGAGCCGGACCCCATCCAGGATCTAATGAAACAAAAGATCCTCCAGTTGGCCGTTGGTATAACTCAAATTGTAGATTTGGTGCTAACTCTCCGATTAACCCTGATAGTGTTAAATTTCGTATACCTGAACTATCTCGCACATAAAACATGTCATCTGTTTCGGATCCAATAATGTCATTTACATACCATCTTACTTCTAATAATGATTTATAATTTCCTGTATAAGTAATATCGTTTATCCAAGCATCTATATAACTTTTAATATCTAGTCTACGACGATCTCGATCGTATTGATACGACGGTACTAATTCATTTATAAAAGCAACTGCCTCTTCTGCTAAAAAATCTTTATTAGCTTGAAGAATTAATATTGCATTAGTGTGCGGAGCATCATTAATAACAGTCATACTACCAACTACAGTTGGATTAACACCTGTGCCAAGAATATTAAAATTGATGTATGCAATCATATCATCAATAATGTTTTTAATTTCTATTCCAACTGCTGATGTGCTAGGAGTGGCAGGTATAATTTGTGCTTGTGTGTTGGTTACACTTTTTGTAACTACTACTCCGGTTATAACATTTTCAATTATATTAAAAAATCTTGTTAAAATTGCAACAATTGAGGGTCTATCATCAAATCTTTCTACGCTAGGATCATTAGGTTTAATTGTTGTAGCACGTAATTCGGCGCCGTCAACAGCGGTATTTTGCGGAACAATTATTGGTAATACTTCTTTGTATATTCCTGGCCAAACTTTGACTGTGGTCGTTCCATTAAATCCATCATTTGCTTTTTTACAGGCAAATTGTATTGTTCGGTAAGGTCTAAAATAATTTATACCTCTGTTTGATTCATTATCATCGACTCCGTCTGTACGCACGTGGAACACTCTATTAACAGTCCCCCACGGGTCGTATATTACATCATTGGCGCTGGCTATTTTTAAAGCTTCGTCTGGCTCACCAATTTGGATACTGGTGGACCCAATTGTACTGCCGTCATTTGCTAAAGTTCTCGATAGTCCGTAGACTAGCATATCGCCGAGCTGTTGTGTGCCGACAAATTCGCCACCTTTAACTAAAATATCCCAGTAATTATATCCCGATCCGTTGTCTCCGGGGTAGTTATTATTAATAGAGGTGTGACTTACATTACATATGTAAGTAGTTCCGGTATAAAGGACCACATCATTTAATTCGTAATTAACGTTGGTTGCCCAGACGCCTTTCCAATCTTGTCCGTATGCTATTAATTCCCAGTTTGATGAATCTAGATAATCTATAGTACTGCCGTCTGCTAAAGAATTAACTAATGCTACGTATAGTTGGCCACCACGTCTAACAAGGTCGCCTGCTTTATAAGTTTGAGTGCTATCCCAAGTTCCAGCAAGATTTATAGCCTTTGTTATCACTGTCCAATTAGGATTTCCTGTAGAAAATGCTGTAGTTTCTCCGGGCTCACTATTAATATTATTAGCGTTGCTTATATAAACATATCCACCAGATCTAACAACATCACCAGTGGCATAGTATTCAGAATTGCTCCAATTACTATAAAAATTAAATCCTTTTAATTCCGTAGTAAAGTTAGTGTTATTAATATTTCCAGCAACACTTGATGAAGTATGTTCTTCTATACATCGTAATAAACTGCCGCCGTATTTTACTAAATCATTAATTCTGTATCTAGTGTTTATTGTGTATGGTCCAACAAATTTTACATTATTGTAAACAATTTCCCAAGTTTCAGCAGTACTGTCATTTGTACTATCGCCGTCACCGATATCTATACCTTCATCGTTGCGTCCGGCTACGTGTTCTCGAATGGCTCTGTAAACAATTCCATTATAAGCTACGACATCACCTGCCTTATAAACAGAACTCGGAGTCCAAGTTGTGCGCCAGTTATTCCCCTCAACAAATATGTCCCAATCAGTAATATTAGTTTCAAAGTATAAAGCTGAAGTATGTCCTGTTGAACATAGATATAAATTTCCGCCGGCGATGACTATATCACCTAATCCATAAATTATTGAACTAGCCCATGATCCCCTAAATTGATAACCATCTGTGACTTTTGTCCAGGCTGGAGATACGCTAGTGTCTAATGGATCTACAAGATATGTTTGATCTGTATTAAAATTACCAGCAGTGTGTGGACGTATGCAAGCCCAGCTCGATCCTGCATGAAAAACTATGTCATCTTCTATGTACGCAGCGGTTGTAGTCCAGTAACCTTTCCAACGATATCTAATTCGTGGTATATTAAATTCAGCCATTATTATGTTCCAGATGTCTTGATACTATATTTATATGCCGCTAGGATATGTATATTTTTGTCCGATCCTAACTATCAGTTGCCCTTCGTCGTTGATATAATAAAACAATGATCTATTATCCCATCTATATTGTTCGTAATTTAAACCTTCCCAAACAATTGTATGATTATCGTCGCGACCTTCTGTAAAATCAACTCCATGTTCAAAATCTGGAAATGTTTCGCCCGAATCAATGGGCAAGTTTATTTCTAAAGAATCTGATGGGCTTAGAGTGTTTAGCTTGCCCATGTATAAATCACCATCTTCTGTCCTACGCAGTCCGTAAAAGTATTGGGGATTGCCTCCCAGTACTGTGTCATCTGATGATGTAAAAAAGTAGTTATTTCCTGCCATAGTGTTATTCCTTATACAATTTCAGCATAACTGATTACTGCATCTACGCTGTTGTCAGTGTCTGATATAATTCTTAGACCGCACTGTTCTGATAGAATTAATTTTTCACCGTTGGTTATCATCTTAAGACTACTATAAGGTGCTATTGCTATATTGTTAGCATAGTAACCTGTAGTGCTCGACGAATCAGTTATAAAAATGCTAATAGTTACAATCTCATCTGTAGTATTTGCAAGATTGCAACCAATAATGGTAAATCGATTATTATCAACAGTCTGTAGAACATCTACTGCTGTTGATCCTATATTTTTAACTACTTTAGTTCTAAAAAACGTTGCCATATTATTTTATCATCCAAAAATTAGAGCCATAGTGGCTGCAATATCATTTGCTGTTGCTGAGCTAATACCTGATGCAGCACCTGCCACAGAATTCCAGTTTGCGCCGTCGTGAGCTTCAACAAGTCCTAAATCTGTATTAAATCTAATCATGCCAATTTGTGGCGTGCCTGGTCGCGAGCCATTGGGGCCTGACGGTATAACTACAGCATTAGTGCCAACAATATAGTAGTATCCGTTGCCAGTTGATCTAAATTCTGTTACTACGCTAGCATTAGTATTTGTTATAGTGTTAGCGGTAATCCTAAAACCATCTATTACTACAGCACCTGTTCCGTTAGGTCTTAGTTCTAGATCGGTATTGGTAGTTGTAGTTCTAATAACATTACCATTAATTTCTAAATCGTCAACTACAATTTTATTAGGAGCAAACTTAGTACTGTCTAGTGTAGCCGCTAATTGATTGTCAGCGTAAAAATATAATGTATTATCATTTGCACCGGGAGTTGATTCAGGTATAATGTAGGTGTTTCTATCTACGTCACTAATGCCGCCAAGTTGTAACCAGTAAGACCCGTTATAACCTTCATATCTATTGGCAGTAGAATTAAATCTAATCATGCCACTTGTAGGCGCTGCTGGACGATCTCCGTCGGTTCCAGCAGGTAATTGTAGTGATTGAGTACCGTTAATTTTTACAATACCGGTTCCACTAGGCGTAAGTTCAATGTCTTGTCCGGCAACAGTTCCCGAAATAGTACTGCTATTAACACTTAAACTTTCAAATACAATAGATCCACTTCCGTTTGCACGTAGTTCTAAATTACTATTAGACAATGTTGTTTGTACAACATTTCCTTGAATCTCTATATCACCTGTGCTGAACAGGCTTGATGTTATCGGAGTACTAACTATTAAATTAGTTGTAGTTAGTGTACCAGTAACTGTTGTAGTTTTTAATGTTGTAGTTCCAGAAGTTATTGTTAAATTTTGATCTATAATAACATTATTAGACGGAACGCTGACAATCCCTGTACCGTTTGCACGTAATTCTAAATCAGCATTTGATGTTACAGTTTGAATGTAATTGTCATTGATCTCAATATCATTAACAGTTACGTTTGAAGCGTATACATTTCTCCATCTTAGGCCGTTTGAACCAATGTCAAAATTTCCAGTAACACTAGGGATTAGGTTATTAGTAATACTACCAACTAGATTAATAGTGTCTGAACTGTTGTCTCCAATTTGAATATTTCCGCCAAGTGTGATGTTTCCAGTAACTCCTAAATTACCAGTAATATCTGTATCTTTTAGTAGCTGTATTTTACCGGTACCATTCGGGTTGATATTAATGTCGGCATTTGTAGCGTTTGATGAAATTACATTAGATTTTAAATCAAGAGAGTCAATACGTATAGCGCCAGTGCCGTTTGCACGTAGTTCTAAATTGCTGTTAGATACAGTAGTAGTAATTACATTTCCACTAATTGATATATCATCAACTATTGCTTCAGCAAGATATACATTTTGCCACTGTTTAGATGTTGATCCTAAATTGTAAGTAGTATTTGTACTAGGAACAACGTTGCTATTAACTTGTGAATTAAAAGTAACAGTGTCGCTTGAACTATCTCCAATTACTGTGTTGCCGTTAAAATTAACATCTTGTACAACATCTAATGTGCCTGTTATCGTAACATTAGATGTTGAAGTTATTTCACTGTTGGCTGCGGTTAATGTCACACCACCAGTAGTACTTTCTATAGTATTGCCACTAATCCTAATGTTACCTGTTTCAATCTTTGTAGGATCTACTATAGTGATATTTGGTCCATCTGTAAATGTAACACCAGATGGACTTGTAATAGTAAGACTACTAGGATTAAAAGTAATTGTTCCGTCGTCTTGATTTACATAAAAGTATTCGCCTACCCTGTAATCGCCTTTGTGATCAACACTGGTGTAATAGAGTCTAGCACTGGTTGTCTGTACTATTTCGTTAGCTTGTATTACCGATGTTGCATCGTTGTCTGAGAATCGTCCAACGCCTACATATCCAAAATTGTGGCTTACAAAGTACCCAATAACTCCGTATCCATCACCTACAGCGCCGTAGTTACCGTAGACACTAGCTGATGCAATACTGCGAAGCTCAACCCCAAAATCTGAATAATCAACGTTAGCTAAGTAACTGGCTGTTTGCCCGCCTGGACTAAATGTAATTACCTGTTGGTTATCGGTATCCGGGGGAGCCAGTGATGTTTCCCATCCTGTAATTTTCCCGTCTAGAACAATATAGGTATAAGGAGAATCATAGGTAACACTTTCAATTGTTCCAGTTGTAACTGTTGCAGGATTTACACTGACATTTTCTACACTAATTGTGTTGCCTGGTGCCAGTGTTGCTGCACTAATACCATAGACTTTTAATCTTGTTTTTGGATCTCCGCCGTTAGCCCCAGCAAACCCAGTTGACCCGCTTGTTAGATAAAAACTTCTATCTGCAAAATAGGTAAAGCTGTTAAGCCACTCTATTCGTACTCCGTTGGTAGCAGTAATCGCATCAACACCCGGACATATAAATGTCACGGAGTGAAACAACATAGTTGCTTCTTTACTAGCAGGGTTAACTACACTGCCATCTAAGTATGCTCCTTTACCTGCATCTCCTGCTAGAAACCCACGAGGATCGTCTACAGGATTTGTCATTAGCCTAACAGTACTACCAGCTGTGATAACAGACACGTTTCTAATATATGGGCTGCGTGTAGTTACAGTCATATTAGGCGCAAAACGGAATGCATATCCAGTATTTGTTCCTACATCATATTCATAACCAGTTATTGTTAAATCTTCTACAGTAGTTTCACCGTTTAGATGAAATATATCAACAGTAACATCACTGTCAGGCTGAATAGTAACTGATCGAATACCTGCACCCTTAACAGTTACACCCGCTGGCACAACTAGGGGTAGTGTTTCGCTGTATGTTCCTGGGTAGATGTAAACAGTATCACCTGCGGAAGCTAAGTCAAGTGCGCGGCCAACTGAACTTAACGGATCTTGTTGATGTGTACCACCATTATCATCTGAACCATTTACGGCAACATAGTAGATATTGCCTTGCGACAGACCTATGTTAATTCCTTCAACTTCAATTGCACCTGTTGCGACAGATTCCGCATATAGATTGCTGACCCAAACATCATTCCATCTCTTAGTGCTACTTCCTAATTTATAAGTATCAGTTACGTCTGGAGTAACATTACTAGCTATATCTGCATTAAATGTAATATTATCAGTGTTAGCATCACCCAACTGTAAATTGCCGTCAGCAGTGATAGTCCCTGTTGCGTGTAAGTCTCCAAATACTTCTACATTAGAATTTAAGTTGATTGTACCTGTGCCATTAGCAGTTAGTTCTAAATCTGCATTGGAATTAATAGTGGCAATTCTATTGCCTTCAATTTGTATATCATCTACTTGTAGTCTGTTTTGATAAACAACTTGGCCGCTGTCGTTGGGGTTGAGACTTAATACGCCTGTATTACTGTAAATTTGATTTCCGGTAACTACTATGTTACCTAGAGTAGCAACGCTTGTAACTTCTAGATTGGTAGATCTTGTTGTGCCGTTAACTGTTAGTTCGTAACTAGGACTAGTAGTTTTAATACCTACTTTTCTATTAGTAACATCTAAATAAATTAAGTCATTATCAAACGCTAGATCGACACCATCTCGTTCTAGATTTCCGCTGGTATTACCCAGCATTTGACCCGTTATTTTACCTACAGTCATAGAATTCCACCGTTTTTATATTTAGCTTTTTTGGCTTATCCGAAGAGCAGGCCGTATAAGTCGCTTATTAATTCCATCTCTTCAGCACTAACTACATCAACACCTGTTCCTGCAGCAGATATCCATGCAGTTCCGTTGTAAACTTCTTGCGTAAATGTGGTAGTATTATATCTTGTTGCGCCTATAGGCGCAGTGACTGGTTGTTGTCCTGTTAGTCCGTGAGGAATACGTATGGCACCAGTTCCTACAAATTTTACATAACCGTTGCCTGTGGAAACAATTTGAGTTTCTGCATCAAGTGTAATATTTGTTATGATGTTATCTGTAATATTAAAACTGTCTTTAATATTAAGAATTCCAGATCCACTTCTTTCTAATTCTAAATCTGCGTTGGAGTTCATAGTACCAATAACATTATTATTAATATCTATTTCATCTACCATTATTCTGTTAAATGTTGCTGCTTGTGCAGTAATTGTTGCAGATAGTACTCCGCTTGCGTACATCCTAATAGTGTTGTCGTTAGCACCAGGTGTAAGTTCAGGACTAATACCGGTGTTGCCGTCAGTGTCAAATAGATTGTATAACGAAATATTTCTGCCTGTAATTTTTCCTTCAAACGTAGAACTTGAATTGTTGTATCTAATTTCACCGTTAGTAGTTAGTGTTCTATTAGTGTTATTGCCTATAGGAAGCTGGAGTGCTTTTGTACTTTGAATAGCTACACTTTTTCCGCTAATGGGATTAAAAATAATTGATCTATTAGTTTCAGTACCAGAAGTTAAACTATTTGAAATAGTTGATCCCGTTATTTGTAACACGTTGTCAAACACAACATTTCCAGTGCCGTTAGCCCGTAGTTCTAAACTACTATTAGATAACGTAGTTGTAATATAGTTTTCGTCAAATATAATATCATCGGTTATAAAAGTTGAAGCACTTATATTATTAGTACTAACTAATCCCGCACCAGCAGTTAAAAATCCGTCTATAGTTGTATTTTTTAAATTTGTTAAACCGTTAACTGTTAAATTTTGTACTACTGATACACTATCGGGTATGTTAATAATACCAGTGCCGTTGGCACGTAGTTCTAAGTTTGAGTTAGAAACCGTAGACCTAATATAGTTATCGTTTATTTCTATATCATCTACTAATAGATTTGACATAAACAAGTTACGCCATGTTTTTACAACACTACCAATATCATAAAATCCAGTAATGTTAGGAATTAAATCACTACCAATTTTACCCACAGGGTCAATACTATCTATAATAACGTCACCTAGTTGTATGCTACCTCCTAACGTAATATTTCCAGTAACTACTAAGTTGCCGGTAATATCAGTATTTTTAAGTAGCTGTATTTTTCCAGTTCCGTTGGGATTAATATTAATATCAGCATTTGTTGCAGTAGACGAAATAGTATTTGAACTAATATCTAATGCATCAATTCTAATTACACCTGTACCAGTAGCTCCAAATTCTAAATTAGAATTGCTTTGAGTTGTTGATATAAAATTAGTATTAATTAGTATATCATCAAAGGTCGCCTGTGTAGAATATAATGTTTTCCATCTGTTGGCAGTTGATCCTAGATCAAAATTATTTGCGCTAGGAAGAATGTTAGAATTTACACTAGCATTGAAATAAACAGTGTCAGATGAACTATTACCAATAGTTACATTTTTATTTAATGTAACTAGTTGTTCCACAGTTAGTGATTGATTAACAGTTAGATTTGATGTGATGTCAATATCATTATTAGATGCTGTAAATGTTATTCCACCAGAATTACTTTGTATTGTGTTTCCAGTTAATGTAATATTACCTGTAGTAATTTCAAAAGCGTCAATGTAGCTTGAAGTCACTCCGTTAGTAACTGTTATATTTGTGCTAGCGATTGCTACAGAATTAAGAATAATTTTACCAGTAGATTGCTCAATAGTTACAAGGTCTCCAATACGATAATTACCGCTTTGATCAACAGTTTGATAATGTACTACTCCACTATTAAGTTCTACAACTTCGTTAACTTGTATGGCCGATGACGGATCGTTTTCGCTATCGCCATCTAGTCCAATATATGCAAAATTATGACTGATTAGATACATTAATGTATCTACACCATCAGCTACTGCTCCGTAGGTGCCGTAGACGTTTGCTGAGCCAATAGACCTAATTTCTGCTCCGTATCTTAGTGTACTGCCGTCTTGTGTTACTCGTCCAGTACCTCGTATTGCATATAACCCTCGTTCAGCAAAGTATGTAAAACAATTTAACCATTCTATTCTGACGCCGTTGGTCATTGTTATAGCATCAACACCCGGAGTAATAAACGTACAACTATGGAATAGCATACTTGCTTCATTAGTTCCAGCAAGAGCTAATGAGCCGTCAACTTTGGCGCCTTTGCCTGCATCGCCTGCGGCAAAGCCGCGTGGGTCAGTTCCGCTAGTAATTGAACCTGTAGTTATTACTGTTATGTTTCTAACATAAGGACTGCGACTTGTTACAATAAATCCTGGAGCAAAACTAAATGCATATCCTGTGTCATTTATACTGTCGTAGAAAAAATCTGCTACGGTTAAATCTTCAACAGTGGTTTCGCCGTTAAGTAGGAATACGTTTTCACTATCACTAGATGTATCTGGTTTTATTGTTACATCTCGTATACTAGATCCTTTTACAGTGACTCCTGCTGGCACTGTGAGGGGTAATAGTTCATAATATGTTCCAGGATAGATGTAGACAGTATCTCCTGCAGTTGCTACTGACAATGCTTTTTCAACAGTGTCAAACGGGCCGTTTGGGTGATCACCTACGTTATCATAACTACCGTTAACGGCTACATACCAAATATTTCCTTGACGAAGTCCTAAGTCTATTCCGTTTACAAATGCGCCGCCGGATGCATAAACTGCTCCATTTACTAAATTTGTATGTAGCTCACTCCATTTTTTGGTTGGGCTACCTAAATTGTATGTTGATGATAGGTCAGGATTAATGTCTGAAGAAATGTCTGCGCTTAGAGAAACTGAATCTAGATTATTATTGCCAAATACAATATTTCCGTCAAAGGTTACATTGCCAGTTACATGTACAGCACCAGTAACTTCAGTGTTAGTTAATAATTTTATTTCTCCGGCACCTGCAGGAGTTAAATCAATATCTTCGTTTGATCTTAAAGATTTAATGCCATCAGCATCTATAGATATGCCGTCAGTTTTTATGCCACCTGCAATAATAGTTGCACCTGGGCCCGTTGCTGAGATTAATATTTCACTAGCATCATTAGTGATCGTGTTTAACGCAAAACTAAAATCTGATATTGTACCAGTATCAACTAATACATTTGTTGAACTTAGTGTACCGTTAACTAGTAATGGTCTAAATGGTGTATCTGTATTAATACCAATACGGCCATTGTCTACATCGAGATATATTAGATCTGTATCAAATGCTAAATCTACTCCGTTGCGAAGTAAATTATTCTCAAGCATTTGACCATTAATTTTACCAACTGTACTAGGCATTTATCGCTCCAATACAATATTTAGCGGTTAAATTATTGATCGTATCCGTGTAGCACGTAGATTTTTTGAGTGTTAGGGGGAGGAGTACCAAATTTGATATAGGTACCATTTGCATAAGGTGCGTTAGGGCCAGATAAGCTACCTGCGGAACTTTGCTCAACTGTAAAATTAATTGTGCCAACTTGCGGGACCTGCCCCACATATACAATTAAATTTTTAGCCATTTGCGTTGCATCCCATATCATGTCAGACTGCGTAGTTGCATAATAGGTAAACGGATCAGGCGTTAATGGGAACACTGTTTCTACAGCATTGCCAGTTCCCGCATCTTGAAGAATAATTTTGCCAGGCTCTTTAAATCTAAAGCTACGCCATGCACCTGCTTGATATCCTTCAAATTCTTCAGTTTCGGTATTATAACGAATCATACCGTTAACATATGACGGACTTGTAGAATCGTCAGGGCTTTGGTCTTCGTTGCTACCGCGAGGTAAGGTAAGACTGTACGGTAAATTAATAACAATTTCACCGCTCTGATCAATATATAGATCACGGTTTCCGGTTATTGTTTTATTATTAAGAGTAGTTCTTTTAAGATATCGCATTATACACTAATTGATGAAACTGTTGCTACTAGATTAGCTGGTGCTGCTGAACTTGCAACAACTCTATCACCGTTATCTAAAATTATTTTTTCTGTATCAAAAGTTACTGTTTCGCCTGCTGGTACGGCTAATTGACTAACAATCAAATTTGTTGCAGTAATACCAGCGCCTTGTTTAACAAAGTGTAAATCTAAGTATGTTAACCCAGTTGTTGGACTTAATGGATTATAGGTAACTGTATTGCATACCCAAATGCAGGTTACAGCCGTATTGCCATTACTAACATATAAGTCAGTGTTTCCTGTTCCTATTGCTGTACTCTGAATTGCCATTTTTTATCCTTAAAATATAAAACTAAACACTAGTGCTCTTCTTCTGCTTACAAGTTCGTCTTGTAACACTTTAAGAGATGAACCATCTGTGTCAACTTTTGTATTTACAAAATATAAACCTGTATCACCACCTCCTGTGGTTGATTTTGTATAAATTGATGCAGTACCTGCTTCTACATTAATATCAACTGGTCTATCTTTTAATATTAAATATCCATCTAATTCTATTAGTCCGGATGCTGACCTTAATACTAGATCTGCATTTGTATTTCTTGTTGTAATAATGTTTTGATATATGTTAATATCGTCTACGTCAAAACCTGAATTATTAAATTGTCCGCGCTCTATGCCGTCAACTGTAAAAACTATTCTACTAGGAGCATGGCCTGCTGAACTATCAAATACTTCAACAGAAGTATTACCTTCTAGTATATTAGTATCAGAAAATGCATATAATTTTGCATCAACATAATCTTCTAATGCCTGAGTGTTAACTAAACCATCTTCATCAGCAGTTAGTGCAATGACTCCGGCAGCATAAACCGGTCTTGGATTACCTGCAGCATCCCATGCTGAATAACTTAAAATCTGTCTTTCATAGTTGCTAGTACCTGTTACTGTAACATAACCTGTACTACTGTTAATCAAATAAAGATTTTGTCCTTCAGTATTAATACTTGGTGTTTGAATTCCAATTAATGCATTTGAAGAATTTCTAAATTTAAAAATTCCTTGTGTAGAATTTCCTGCCGCATTTAAATGATTTACTTGCTCATCAAATAAAATAAATGTATCAGGCAGTGATCCTCTGTCAATCGCAATACCTGCCTGATACCCTAACGCTGCATTAACGCCTGCACTTGCTTCACCGCTGTTAATTGTGATAATATTATCTTTAACAGTCATTGTCTCAGACTCAACAGTTGTGGTATTACCGGCTACTAATAAGTCTCCAGTGATAACAACTGTTCCAGCTTGAGAGCCAGTGTTTAATGTAATAGTGCCGCCGCTTTGGACGTTTACCCGATAGTCACCGGCACTGACGTTAACTACTTTTATAGTCATATTAGATTGCGGTTAATAGTAATAATGTAGTTGTTGAGTCGTCGGCAATTGTCCACTTGTAGCGAACATTGTTAAAATCACGAGCAGTACGATTAAACAATTTTTTAATTCTAACTTGTGTACCACTTGATGCAATTTGTCCCATGATAGACATTTCGTTAGCAGATAAACTGCCATCTGGTTGATTAACTAGCGTACATACACCTGCTAGACGAACAGTACCTGTGCCTGCTCCCGCTGCAGTTGCAGTGAATACTTTGTTAACATACGCATCACCTTGAACACCCATTGATGCCCAGTCAGTATTGCCTAGTGCATTAATTACGTATTTTGTACCAACAACTACGCTTTCATCGTTTACAGTAGCACCGTTGGCAACTAAGAATTTATTAGTGCCTTTTTGTGCTAAAATGTAACCAATAGCACTTTCGGCTGCAGCACCAATTTGTACATTGACCTCTACGTTAAAAAATGTATCACCCGTTAGTGGCCCAAACGTTGCATCATCAGCGTCTGGTAATTTACCAAATCTTCTTTTATTAATTGGACGTCCCATTTTGTTTTCTCCTTAAGAAAAACGGTGTTCTAGACCGTACGCGGTTGGATTTCCGCATAAAACTTACCCTATGTAAGTCATACAAAGTATTTATCAGATCAAGAGAAAGGGCCCCGAAGAGCCCTTTATAATTAACTACCTTACGGTAAGTTGATTAGCTGAATACTGCGTTAGCAATAGTTACAGTACCTAGATAGTCAGCTGCATTACCTAGAGAAGAAGCAGTGTTGCTTAACTCTACATAACCATAACGTGTCATGAATGATACGACTGGTTCGAATGTGCTTGGATCTAGAACAACACCACTGCTCATCAATGGAATGTATGGGCAATAGAATGCTGCTGCATCGCTCTCGTTAGCACCTTTGTAACCAACTAGAACTGTGTCGCTGCCTGCATATGTGTTAACATAAATCTTCATAGCATTGTTCAATGTACCAACAAACTTAGTGTTTGTAGGTGCTTCAAATGTACCTTCTGTTGTACGAGCAAATGCGCTTGTAGTAGCAGATTGTAGAATTGTCAATGCTGTTGGGCTTACAACTGCCCAGTTACCAGCGCCACGACGTGTACGTTGGGCGATTGTGTTAGCAACACGGTTGATCATAACTGCTAAAGCAGCATGCTCATCACCAACGAAAGTAGCAGTACCAGAAACAGCAGCTTGGTCGTAGGCTTGTAAGTTTTGTGAACCAGCTAGTGTTGTTAAAGATGCAATGATCTCTTGGTCGATCTCAGCTGTGATCTCTTGTGCAAGAGCAGCCATGATTTCTGCTTCGATGTCAATGCCTTGTTGGGCTTGTGCATCTTGAGCAGATTCGAATGTCCAGCGAGCTGATAACTTACGTGTCTTAGCTTCAACTGTTTGTTTCAAGATCTGGATGCTTAGTCTGTTACCAGCAACACCTTCTAGACCGGCTGTGGCAGCTGCCTTACCAGTTGAAGTATTGCCAGAATATGCTTCAGCAATCTTGAATGGGCTTAACGCCTCTTCACCAGCAACTGCACCAGAAGCTCCAGAACCTGCTGTGTCGCTATAGCGAACACGTAGAGTGTGGATTTGACCGACTGGACCAGTCATTGGTTGTACACCAACCAACTCGTTAGCGATAACGGTTGGCATTACACGTCTGATGACGGGTAGAATAACTCTGTTTAGAGTTGCGACGTTTCCGGCAGAAGTAGCACCACCTGTTGCACTTTCAGCTAGATACTTACGAGTATTTTCTAGCGTAGTTGCCATTACAGATTTTTTTGTGCCTTGAAGGCCTTCTAAAAGAGCTTCTTTAGTCTCTGCCCAACGGCCTGTTAGTAGTTCTGACATTTATTTTCTCCTAATTAATGTTTAATTCCAGCTAGACGACGCATATTAAAAATATTGCTTTCGTGTTCACTGCTACTGACGCTGTGGGTTTCTTTGTTGCCTGTTACTTCTTTTGCCTCTACTAATGCCTTCTTCTTCTGTGGAGCTTCGCCAGCGATTACTGCCGGTAGGTACTTGTCAAAACTACTACGTAGCTTTGTTGTGTGTACACTTTCAAGCAATTCACTCATAATAGCCTTTTGGCCGTTAGCCAAAGGTCCTACTAATTCGTTCATAATTGCTTGACGTTGCTTGCTCTCCATTAGAGCTTTTATTTCTGCTTCTTTGCTTTCTGAGATTAAACGAGCTTCTGCTACAGCGTTTTTAGCTTGGGCTAGTTCTAATTCTTTCAGGTCTATGACTTTGAGCAATTTAGCTGATTCTGATTTTTCACTAAGGTAACTACCTTGATATTCGCTAGCAAATGCTTCGAACAACTTACGACCGAAGTCGTTTCTACGGGCTGCTTCAATGTCTTCTTTAAGTTGACCAATCTCTTTGGTAAGAGTCTTTTCAACTGTATTCTCGACTAGTGTAGCTGCACGTTTGACAAATTGTTCTTTCATGCTTGCCAAAGCCTGACGGCCTTCGCGAACTAGTTTTACTTTAGTTTCTGCAAGATCTTTCTTGTCTGTATGGAATTCTGCAATTTCATGAGCTAGGGCTTCTACTACAAACTTCTCAAGTGTGTGAAACTTGGAAGCCATCTGTACTTGATCTTCGTGTAATTCTTTAACTTCAGCAGCTAGTTGTCGTGTAATAAATTCCTTCATTACGCTGGCAGTTTTTTTACCTTCTACCACAACTCTAGCTTTTGCTTCTGCTAGTTGATTACGATCTTCTACAAATTGAGCAATTTCCTCTTTTAATTGATCGCTTAACATGCGATCAATCGCTTCAACCATGACTTGTTTGTCATGCTCGTAGCGTTGAGCAAATTCTTCACGTAACTGTTGAGTAACTTGTGTACGAGCCTCGGTTAAACGAGTCTCCCAAGCTGCCTCAATATCAGCCTTAATCTCTTCAGAAATCACGTTATTTTCAAACAGATTCTTTAATGCGTCCAACATGTGATTCTCCTCTTGTTATCGGAGCTTGCTTATTATGCCTAATAAGCTCTCTTTGAGATATTTTTGTGCTTTCGGGTCACCTTTAACCTCTTGCGCTATGCGTAAGGCATTATAACCACCACGACTATTAATCAGGTGTTCATAAATTGGTGTAGGGTATGCGCCAGGGGCACTGGGTTGAGCTACCACATCTACTGTGATAATCTCAAAATCGGATACTTCACCAGAACCGTTATCGCTAACGTTCCCGGATCCGCGACTTGAAACTCCTAACTTCACTCCACTTTCTAACATAGTTTTCACTAGTTGTCCCATAGGTGTTGGTAGAATTTTTAATTTTCCATAACCGTCACTGCCTTCCATCCACATTTTTGTTACCATGTGGCAGACGCGGTCAAGGTTAATTCTTAGATCGTCTGGATGATCAACTTCGCCTAAAACTGAATATCCACCTTCGATTTGATCGTTCAGGGTTTTGACAGCCCTGGCGATTTCTTTCGCAGGATAAACACGCTGATTCTGATTCCGCTTGTCACCTTGGATGAAAATACCTGACATATACAAGTTCTTTCCATCCTGACCATCGGACTCAACGACCACTCTCGCTTGGTCGAAACTCAGGTTCTCACGAAGATAGTTCATCGTCATCTACTTACTTTGCACCAATAGTGCTTTTAGTATTAACACCGTTGTCGCCACCTTGTGGTGTCGCCATTTTCTTTAGGTGTTTTACTCCTGCTTTACCGCCTGGTACATTTACGTTACCTGCGTTATCTTCTTTGCTAGATGGATTAGCTAAGCCGCCTTTTGTGCCGCCTGTTGTGCTTTCTCCACCTTTTACGATATTAGCAGTTGTACCGCCCATATTGTTTGATTTTGCTACAGTAGACTTAGCGTTTGCGCCATTGTCACCGTGCTTTGGATTGCCGACTTTCTCTACGTATTCACGCATGAAAGCATCTTCTGGCATTTTGCCCATGTCGTCGCCCATGTCGTCATCGCCCATGTCGCCCATGTCGTCATCGCCCATGTCGCCCATGTCGTCATCGCCCATGTCGTCGCCCATTAGTGCTTCAAATTCAGCTTTTAGTTCGTCAAGTGCGTCTTCTAGGTCAACTACGCGATCTTCAATATCGTCTTCGCCGCCCATGTCTTCTTCGTCACCTTCGTCGTCGGCTTCAAGGTCGTCGATCATGTCGTCACCAGCGTCGCCGCCGATATCGCCACCTTCGTCTTCACCTTCAGCAAAGCCAAAACTTTCTTCCATTTCTTCGTCGTCTTCTTCTGCAGCTTCGTCGAGGCCTTCTTCGTCCTCTTCTTTAGCTTCGTCCATTTCTTCGTCATCTTCTTCTTTGGCTTCATTGAAGTCTTCAGCTAAGATGTTTTCATAGATTTCGCGAGATTTTTCAACTACTAGTTGATGGAAAAGCTCTTTGGCTTTGTCACTTTCATCATTAATGAGATGCTCGAGCATCTGCTCGAATTTATTTCGATCAGTCATTTGTTTTCTCCTATAGGTTGCAAGGCTGTCAATATATTTACACTTAATTGTAATAATAGGGGGCAAATGGCCTAATTTTAACGTATTTTAGGCCACGATGGTAATAATTTAGTTAGATGTTGATAACTTATATGTCTGAAGTTAGGATAATCCCATTCAGGATCAAAATAATTTTCTTCTAACACTACTCTGTAGTATTTAATATTTCTATTATTTTTTATAACTTGGTCAGTCTGTCTGCGCCAGTTACCAAAATAGGTAGCTGGATCTGAGGACTTTTTGTAGTTAGGAGTATCGGCATAGACATTGTTTACTAAGCCTTGTTGACCAACATAATCAAAACCTAATATAAAAATTTCATTTGGTCCTGCTTTACTGGCCATGTCTAATGCTGTTGGACCCGAACTCCATCCTAAACTGGGCTGAAAATACTTAAATCCTTGATAAGATTTATATTTAGAGTTAGGGTTAGTCCACACTTCGTGGGTCTTTTGCCAACCTGATTTTTCAATTTCAACTATCATTTTTGGATCTACTGCCACTAGATAGTCTGGTTCAAACTCTCTATATAGAGCATTACACCCATAGATTTTACCAAATGGGTGAAGTTGACTTGGGTGAATGTTGAGGCGGCTGTTGCCGTTTCCTAGTACAAAACTACGCATAAATTATCCTTTGATGAATAATTTATGCCGCAGGGGCCGCTGGTGCCTTGTACATTGATTGCACAAATTCTAAATCTTTTTCTTGTTCTAAAATGTGCTGTTCGCTAGCTTTACGTAACTCATTAATTTGACGTAGCGTTAATCTTGTCTTGCGAGTATCGCCTCTTTTTAGGCTTGTACTGTCGCGAGATGGATCATATCTCATGTCAGTTGACACGGACTTCATATCTTTATCAGCGTAGAATAACTCTCTCAAAATCATAATAATATTTATGCTGCGACAGGAGTTGTTGCGGCAGCTGGTGCCGGAGCAGCAGGGGTGGCGCCAGGCTCGGCTCCGCCTACTTCTGGAGGAGCTTCTTCGTCGGCTAGTGCGCCCATGTCTGCTTCAATGCCCGCTTGACTAATGCCTGCGCTGCGCATTTCTCCGCTAGCATCTGTAGGAACAGTGTCTGCTTTTCCATTTTCTTCTGCCCACATGCGTTCGTTTTCTGCAATTTCTTCGTCAGTAAGTCCAAGATATCTCTTAAGGGCAAACCTCTTTGACACATATGGCTGTTGAACAATTTGAGCAAACGTACTAATTCTTGCACCATCTACTTCACTTTGTCTGTAACTTGCAAAGTTTAATGGCGGTTGTAGTTGCACTTCAAATAGGCTAGAATCAATATTCACACCACGATCGTACAAATACATTTTGAATTCTTGATCAAATGCATCTTGTAACAAACTCTGTAGACGTTCGCAGTACTTGTTAAATCGCAGTTCTTGAATATATGCTGTGCCAACTCGCCCATCGTTATACTGCGCTTGACTGTCATCTGCACCTGTAGGCAGATAGCTTGAAGGGATTCTTAAACCACGAAATAACTTGTTAGTAAAATATTTTAAGTCGTCAATCTCACCAAGATTCGTCCCTCCAGGTAGAGTTTCAACTTTACTTCCTCGTCCCTCAGCGGTCTGTGGGAAGAAGTAATCTTCATTGATAGATAACGGGTTGTATGCCGAATCAATAACGTTAGCGCCACCGCCAGTGCTACTTGGAATTCTTCTTTGATGAATTTCATTTTTAACCCTTTCAACAAAACTCATAGCCAAGTGACTTGGCATGTTACCTACGTCAACGTAGAATACTCTGCGTTCAGGAGCACGTTGTACACGATAGATAATAATAGCATCTTCAAGCAGTTCTTTTTGTTTATAAACTTTAAAAATGCTTTCTAACAAACTGTTACCAAAAGGGTAGTTGTTGTCAAGTCCTTCACTTAATGACAAGTGTATAACATGCTTGGCATCAATTGCTACTTCGTTCATGTTGTTTTGAAAACGTGTACCAGGACTCATAGGGTAAGCACTAGATTGTCCTTGTGCAGCAGCACCGCCCGCTACATATGCAGTACCACGATTGTTTGTATTTGTTTGATTAGGATTAATTGTAGTAACAACTAAATCTTGAAAATTAGGATTTAGATCACGAATAATATATTGTTCAGGTTTCTTACCGTCACTTTCGTTAACAATAATTTTTGTAATCTTACCTGGATCAATGTGAAACCATTTTTTAGTTTCAGGATCACGTACAAAGAATCCATCACCATATTTGAATATGTTGCGTACAATTCTAAAGATTCTAGTATTAAAACTCTGTAGCTTTGACCACTGTTGTAGATATTCTCTTAGAATTGCAATTTCGCTACTGGTAGCTTTGCTTTTAAAAAACAAATGAAAGGGTGTACGATTTTCTTCGTTGGGTTGGCTGCAGAATTCTGCAAGTATGTCTAAGGCAGCATTAACTTCACTGTCCATATCCATTGTATCATATTGCAAATAACGTTGCACACGATTAGGTGCACCAGTATAAACATCTGGTAGGTAACTTGAATAATTTGCTCTAGCGGGTCCAGGACGTGAGGAGCCGTTGCCTATTGGGCTATATGTGCCAGGTTGACTATCAACAGATACTGGCGTAAAATACTTTTTCCAACTCATCGATTATGCCTTGAATAAATTAGGGTTATTGCTTTTTGTAGCTTTAGCAACGTCTTTATGTCCCGTTTCGGTAACAGTAATTAACTGTGCCATCTTAGTATTTAACTGATTTAGACTGGCTAACATGTCTGACATGGATGCTTCTTTAGTACCGCCGGCTGCTGCAGAAGGTTTGGCAGATTTATCGCCTGCTGAACCTCCTTTCTCTGCATCAGTTTTTTGTTGATCTTTCTTTTCTTTGGCTTGTTCTTCAGCAGTTTTTTCTACTGGTTTAGCAGGAATAGTAGCGGCGGCAGCTTTAGTTTGACCCATTATAGGCATTCCGTTAGGGCCAAATGATATATTTCCAATGTCTATGCCACTTGCTGTTGGACTAGTAGCTGAGACCATATCTGCCATAGCACCTTGTTTTGCAACAGCTTCGTCTACTCCTGCAAATTCTCCCATGTCTGACATTGCCTGTTGTTTAGCTATAGCACCATCAAGATCGCCAAACTCATCTAATGGTATAGCATCTAAAATATCTGCGCTAACTCGATCCATAATGTCTCCGGACTCGTCCCATCCGTCTGCATACTTAGATATTGATTCTAGTTGTTTGTTAGTTAATTTTTCTATTTGTCCGTCTAATTGTTCAGCTTCATCAAATATCTCATCCCACTCTGCACCACTCCTTGCAATACCATCGTTCATAATATCTTCAAGTTCTTGACGTCGCTTGCTTGCAAATTCAAGGGCATTAGCAGTTTGATCTATAGAATCTATTGGCATTGCATCTTGTAGATCAGCCGACATCTTAGCCATTACATCATCAAAGTTTGATCCAAACTCGTCAAACATGTCTGTAGGCATTGTGGTACCTATGTCGTTGCTCATCTTAGCTATTACATCGTCAAAGTTTGATCCAAACTCGTCAAACGATTTATCAAATGGCTTCATCATTTCGGCCATATCCAGATTTGATGGGCTTATAGTAGACGAACCTCCACCACTAACAGAAGTATTAATGTCTTTCGATATCTTGCCAAGATCAAAACTCATTGGCGGAGAAGCACTTTGTTTAGGCAATACATTTGCTAGACCACTAAGTGCTTTTTCAGCACCCATGTCTGTCAGGCCTTTAGCCATATTCATTTGTTGTTCAGGGTTTAGTACAACTTCACCAGGTTTAGTAATTTCTAAAATTGACCCTACTGCTTCACTAGTTATACCGTCACCATAAGTGCCGCCTGATCTTGGTAATACTTTATTAATCCCTTCGGCTGCATCTTTGCCCATCTTACCAGCAGTCTGTAACATTCCTTTAGGTCTATCACTTGTTCTGCCTTTGTCCAGTTCGCTTTCCATGTATTGTGGAAGACTTTGTCCTGCTTTAGTAGCACTTGCAGGCAGTGCTTCAGATTTAGAACCTAGTAATCTATCAGCAAATCTTCCTAGTGCAGGGCTAACATCTCGATTTAACGGTAATACTAATTTATTAGCTATTGCACTTTCAGCATCTCCTACTCGCGCTCCTAGATTAACAACAGCTTTTGTTGCACCACTTACTGAATCACCTTCTTTATTTTTGCCTTCTTGAGATTTTTTAATTTCTTCATTTTGTATTCTTTGAGCTTCTCTTCGACCTTCGTCGGTATCCATATTGAGTTTGTTAGCGGCAGCAATTGCTTCTAGTCCCCTAACTTGTTGAATTTGTGCACCAGCTGACTCATTTAATGCTTTTGATGCAGCCCCGCCTGCATCGCCTAGTGTCATTAATTGCAATTTAGCAGTGTTGTTCATGTCTGCGGCTGCTGCTCTTCGACCTTCGGCTGCAGCAGCATTTGCTTGCATTTCTCTTTGATCTGCAGTTAGTTTAGCATCGCCAGATACCTGTGCTTGTTTTCTTGTTGCTGCTGCTTGTTCTTGATTAAGAGAAGCTTGTATAGCAGCTTCTTTGCTCATGATCTGTCCAGTAGCAAATACTTCTTTAAACATCTGCCCTTGTCCACGAAGTTGTGCTTCGCTCATTTGTTTACGAGCATTATCTTCAAACTTTTTAGCGTCTTCAGCACTCATGCCCTGTGTCTTTAAACGAATTGCAGCTTCAAATTGCATGTCAGCTTGCGCTTTCTTCATGTTGGCCATTTGTTCTTCACGGCTCTTACCTGTGAGTTTGGCCATTTCATCCATTTCAGTTGCTAGTTTAGTAGCACTTTCAATTGTGGCTTTGTTTCTAGACTGCTCATCTTTAAAAGATCCACGTTGTATGCTACCTTGCATTAGTAAAATTTCATTGAGCTCTTTGTTAGTGTAGCCCATTTGACGTAATTGATCAGTTTGTGTGCCGTACTCGTCAAACATCCTTTTGCTCATCTTAGCAAAATCTTCAGCACCTCGAGTAACTGTGCCGCCAAATCCTAACATGCTTTCAGCATTCTTACCTATAATGCCAGCAAATTCTTGCAGAGGCATTCGAGTACCAGCAGCCGCAACAGTCATTCCTACAACATCATTGCTAAATCCTGCGCCAACTTTGCTAAGTTCTCTCCAAGTATCTAGACCTTTTTCAATGCCCGGAGCAACTTTATTATAGGCATCTTTAACTGCATCAGCAGCCTTGCCAGCGCCACCTAACGCAGTATTGAATATGTTAAACTCACCAGCACCGGGCAATTTTACTGATGGTCCTGTAGGACTTGAGCCGCCTTTTGCAGAACTTTTGTTTAATCGTTTTAGCTCTTCTAGAATTTCGTCTTCGCGTGCCATTATATTTCCTGGTGAAATGTGCGTATATAAATACGGATAATATATTTATCGGATCAAAATATGAACCCAGCAAACCCTTTACAAAAGTTTTTTAGACAACCAAAAATTTATGTATCATTGCCTAGCAAAGGATTGTTCTACGAGCCTGGTGCGTTTGTAGGTGACTACAATAACGTTCCTGTCTTTGCTATGACTGGCATGGATGAAATTGTTTATAAGACCCCCGATGCACTGTACAGCGGAGAAGCTACTGCTAAAGTAATTGAAAGCTGTTGTCCGTTTGTAAAAAATGCAAAGGTAATGCCTAGCATTGACATTGATGCACTTATTATTGCTATCAGAATTGCAACATTTGGAGATAAACTATCAGTTTCTCAAAAATGTACAGCTTGTGAAACTGAAAATGACTACGACATTGACCTAAAAGGCATGCTAGACTACTTTAATAACTTAAAATTTATTAATACTGTTGTTATTAACGATTCACTAACTATTAAAATTCGTCCGTTACAGTACGATGAAATGAGTTATTTTAGTATAGAAAATTTTAAATTACAAAAAACTCTGTATCAAACAGTTGAAATGGCTGACGCAGAAAAACAAAAACAACTTGATCAAATTTACAAAGACCTTAGTGAACTACAACTACAATTATTTTTAACTGCTGTTGAGCAAGTTCAAACACCCGACGGTAATGTAGATAACAAGACTTTTATTGAAGACTGGTTACGTAATACTGATAGAGATTCGTATAACAGTATCAAACTTAAATTGGAACAAAACAAAGAAACATGGAGCATGCCTAAGCAGCAGATAAAATGTGCTGCCTGCGGGCATGAAGATCATGTTAATGTTACACTGGATCAATCAAATTTTTTCGTATAAAGTTACTTCGTCTCTCAAACTCTGAGATTGAAGCCTATATTAACAGTCTTGAAAATGATGCTAAAGGCATCAAAGATGAAATTTTTAGACTAAGTTGGTATATGCGAGGTGGAGTAACTAGCCAAGAATTGTTTCACATTTACTCTTATGAAGATAGAGTGTTGATTAATGACATTGTCAAAGACAACATTGAAGCGACTAAGAAGTCTGGTTTAAATTTAATTTAATACTTCTGGAGGATAAGAAGCACCAGGCTTCTTAGGAATAGCCGCTAATGGATTCGATTTGCCTGCCTGTTTGGCTCTCCATAGTTCGTTTTTAATTTTTGGACTTAGCAATACGTCTCTGCTGGTAGTTAGATAGCCATCGTAATCAGTTACTAGTACATCATTTACATACACTTTCTTAGCATTACGTGCTGCATCCTGTGCCGCTACTGCATCTTTTTCTGCTTTAGATGGAGTTAATTTAGATTTAACAGCATCTGGAACTTTAATATTCATACCTGTTTCTTTGCTAACCCATGCAGCAGCTTGATCACCGAGTTCAACAAGTTTATCTATAGCAAACGCAGTGGCAGCTCCTAACCAATCTGTTACCATTCCACCTAAACTAATCAATATACCATTGCTCCAATAGCGTAAGAATTCTATACCTTGAGGACTAGATACCCATGCTGTTAACGCTAGTCTAGCAGTGGTGGCCATTGTTGAATCGCTGCCACTTAGTTTGGTAATTACCCATCCTAGACCTTTTAAAGGATAACCAATAACTGGTCCTATTCCTGGTATTATTTTTATTGCAGAGCCTAGCATACTGACAAACTTACCTGCAATACCCGCAACTGCTAGCATCTGAGCAGTTGCGTATCCTAATAATTCTTCACGAGTTTCTAAAGCCTTTTCTCTAGCTTCTTCTACAGATTCCATGCTTGCAAACATATTATCAGATGAAAGCTCTTTTCCTTTTTCTTTAGCTGCCTTGAATTCTTCAAAATCCTCTTCTACAGCAGCAATTTGAGTTAGGTAATTATAAACAATTACACCTACACCCAATGCTTGAAGTACTGTACTAGCACTTGCTATACCTTTTTTGGCTTTAGCCGCTGCAGTAGCACTTACGGCAGCTCTTTTAGCAATCATGTCAATTCGTTCTTGACCTTTTAATCCTTTAAGGTCATACTTGCTTTGACCAAAAATATTCTTTTCTTGCCTAGCTTTTCTAGCAGCCTGTGCTGCTTTTAGATCTTTACTTCGTTTATATCCTCTATATGCTTTTTGTACAGCATCAGCAGCAGATTTAACACCAAGTCTTTCGTCAACTTGCTGTTCTTCAGATATAATCTCGTATATTTTCATAGTATTGTATTTATTAATGATGTACTGCGTACATCTGTTCTTCGCTTATCAGCTCGAACTGTTGTTCTTTTTATTTAATAATGATTAATGCGAAGCATTTAAATATTATCTAGATTGTTCAGTCACACTTTGCCCTTGCGGGCAAAAGTTAAAAAGAACATTATCTGAGTTGCACCTTTATCACTTAGCGTTACAGCATTACAGAGGCGGTCATCCGGTACCTCGAGCTGTGTCTTTATTATGACGGCGGCCTACTAACATACGCTAACATGCTAGCAAACGTGGGCTATTAACCCTCTTTTTGCCTGTATTTCCTTTAAACAACCAAACCGCGGCAGCTTTGCGATCCTCGTCCTGTAAAGGATAGTGGTTGAGTACTCTTAACGGCGAGAGTTTTCCATCCCTGCGATCCGAGATCCAGGTATAGGGCGTCTGATGTTAGCCGACGCTTGCCTTAACCGTTTAATTGTTTGCCTTTGATGTGACTGCCGTGTACACGAACAGCAATGTGTCCGTTGTAATAGTTGTCACTTTCGAGAACTTTGCGAGTGAATTGTTCTCTTGCCTCTATGTATGAGCATTCAGCCTTTGATGTGCAGTAGTAAAGTATTTCTCTTTTGAAATTTTCTGTGCCTAGAGTTTCTACGTCTTTTGTTAGATGGTCGCTGGAGCCATAGTATTCACGCCAGTTAGAATCAATTTTAGATCGAATCTTCTTTTTCTTCTTCGTGCCGTTTTTGAGTTTTATTGTTTTGTAAGTTGTTTTAGAGAATTTTGCTAATTTCTTGCCTATATACATGCGACCAGTGATGCTATTAGTGATACAATAGACGAAACCTATACATTCTTCTGGAAGGGTTTCGACTAATGCGTTTTGATAATACCATGACATCAACTAGTTAGTGTCTGTGCCTTTATCTGCCTGTTGTTTTTGAGCAAGCTGTTGTGCTCTATATTTTGGTGATTTAATTCTAGGTTTAAGTTTGCGAGTTTCTAATATATCTACTCTAAGTGCGCTGGCAATTCGTCTAAGTTCCGACAAATGTGCGCGAGTACGCATACCACTGGCATGCGACTCTGTAGTTGCCCAATTTTGATAGTCTTCAAAGTACGCTCTGAATTCTTTCATTAAACGATCGTGCAACTCTTCGTAATTCATTCTTCTATTTCTAAATCATTTGCATAACTGGTAAAACCGTTTTCTTTAACGACCTTAAGAACATTATTCACACGACCTATTAATTCATCTTTGTGACTAATCAAATAGATATTCTTATTACGCTCACGTGCCATTTTCTTTAGTACTGCCAGCGCATTTTCAACACCATTAGCATCTAAGCCGTTATCAATGAGCTCGTCAATGAATAACAAGTTAATGTTTTGATATAAACTTTCCCACACATCACGGAAACTCCAGCTTAATCCTAAGATTAAACGATTACGTTCACCGCGTGATAAGTTATCAAAATCTAGATCTTGACCTAACTGAGTAATCTCAACATTTAAGTCATTCAAGAAACTAACCTGATGCGGTAATCCCATCTTGTCAAGATAATAGGTAAGTCTATTGTTCAAATACGCTAAGTTTTGATCAATAATTTTCTTACGAATAAAGCTATCTTTGTTTGTTAATAACTTTAACAAGAACTCTTGATGATCTTTTAGCAAAGTTAATGCGTTAATGTTATCCCATGATATTTCTTGAATAGCAGTGTGACGTAGATCATCAATTTGTTCTTGATAAGGATCTTTTTCTTGTTGTCTATTACCTAGTGCAGTTTCTAAACTGGCAAGATTGTTCTGATGTTTAAGTGCTTCTTCTAATGTATCATAATAAGTTTGAGGCCTACCATTGATATCACCAATAGCCTCTAACTCCTGCATGACACTAGCATAGCTGTCGCTAACGCCCTGTAGATAAATCATAGCATCTGCAAGATTCTTGTCGGCAGTTGCAGACATTTCTTCGTGCTTATGACTGTGCAACCCTTGTTCGCATGCAGGACAAGTCTTGTTTTTTAACTGTTCTAGTTCTTTAGTGTATTTGGTTACAACTTTATCTGCTTGTATTACAGCCGTTTCGAGTGTTGACTTTTCTTTGTTAAGACTTTTAATCTTAGTACTGAGCTCATCATAACTTTTAAGTTTAGCATGTTGCTCTAATTCACGATCAATGTCTACGCTTTGTAGTTCTGTAATGCTTTGTGCAATTTTTGCACAGTCTGTCTTCTGCTGTGAATACCAAGCTGATTGCCTAGTTTCTAAACCAGTAATACTTAACTGTATTTTTTCGTTAGATTTTTTAGCAGCCTCAATATCAGCATTTTCTTGATAGATTGAATCTTTAGATATTCGTATTTGTTCTTTTAATAGATCAGCTTTCTCTGATAATAGAGTAATACCTAGTAACTGCTCAATAATTTCTCTTTGTTCATTGGCTTTTAAACTGAGAAACGGTTCTGTATAAGTGTTAAGAGCAACTATATGCCTAAACATGTCGTGACTCATGCCTAATAATTCACTGATATCTTTTTGCGTTTCTCGCATATCACCTTGACTATCATCAGTTTCTTCTGTAACAAGTTCTTCGTCGTTGACATAAAATTTCATCACAGTAGGTTTGCGCCCCCGCTCAATTTTATATTTGTTACTGTCTTTCTCAAAAGTAAGCGTAACCAACATGTTCTTATTATTAATCTTGTTAATTAAGTTATCTTTCTTGATATTAGTTAGGGCAGTACCGTATAGCGCAAAGCTCAGTGCATTTACTATGGTAGTTTTACCTGTACCGTTACGACTTCCGCTGTCGTCACCACCTTGATCTAAGTTCTCACCTAGTACTAGAGTTAAATGTTCGCGAGTAAAATTTACAGCCTGAGTTTGATTACCCACACTCATAAAGTTTTTTACAGTTAATTCTTTTAATTTTATCATAGGCTATTATAAATGCTCAGTAACACTTTAGTATCAAATGTATCGGATTGAATACTTACAAGTTGATTTGATACAATTTGATCAACACTCTCAAACTTTTGAATATCGATGTCAGTGTTAATTTCTACATCTTTCTTTTCGGGAATTAGAGTCATTTCTCTAATTGAATAGTCTTGCATAAACTTTTCTTTGATAAAACTAGCTTCTTCATAACTAATATCAATATCTAAACTTACACGCAGATGTTGTTTAGGTAATATAATTGAATCTGCTTCATCGATTAGCTTACTAAGTTTAACTGTGCGGAATGTAGGTTGCCCCGGCCATGAGTAATATTCAGGTTGCTTATCCCATTCTAAAATCATCATACCACGTTCATCGTCCCACGTGTCTGCATAGTTGTGCGGAAAGGCATTACCGATATAAATCATGTTGCCTTTTTGTTGACGTTTATGAAAGTGTCCACTAAATCCAAGCTCGTAACCTTTAAAACTATCCAGTGCAATTTCTCCATGATCCGGCATCTGCACCATGGCGTTCATAAAGAAGCTGGGCAATTCAAAGTGACCAAAGATATACTTGCCGCCCTTTTTACCTATGGTCTTCCATTCGTCTCCGACGAGCCAAGGACATAGAGTAACGTTACCAATAGTAGTGGGCTCGTGTACCACAGTGACGCCAGGAATATACTTTCCGAATTCGACGCTGTGGATGTCCCGCTTATCTTTGTAATAAAGATCATGATTACCAGGAAAGAAATAAAACTTATCGAAAGCCTGTCCCAGTTTCTCAAGGGCTCTAAGGCTATAGTCCATAGTAGTAATATTAAGACTGTTGCGATTGTGATGCCAATCGCCCATAAAAATTCCAACATCACATCCTTCCTCCTTGGCTTTTGCAATATACCAATCTACAAAATCCTCGCAGTCTTGATTGTGCGTTGAACTATTAGATTTTAATCCAAAGTGTATGTCTGTAAAGCAGGCTACTCGTTTAAAAAGGTTACTCAATATAGTATCTCCATTGATCTATTATAGTTGTTTTAAGGCTACAGGTCAATCGGCAGTTTCGTCGAATCTTTTTAATGCCGCCTGGTGCTCGCCTTCTCCGGTTCGACTATAACTAGGATTCATGCCATTGATTTCTAATAGATCATCACGAATATTTTGACTACGTTTTTCAATATTGATAATCCTAACAAAAGAATTAGTCACAGCGGCAGTAAAGTACGCAAATGGATTGTTTGATTTTGATTCGTCGAACTGTAGACCAATTTGAGTTAACTGTAAAATTGCTTGACCTTTCATTTCATCGTTGTAGGTATAACCCCTAACGTTTCCGCGGGTGGCATATCTCTCACACAATTTAATGTACATTCGAGCCAGTGTGTTAGTAATCTGTCCGTGATCTTTATTAAACTTACCTGTTTCTAAATCACCCTTCCAGTGCGATTTTCCAACGCACACTAATATATCGTTTTCATTAAACTTCCAATGCTGGAACGGAGGAAAGTTTACTTTATCTCTATGGTCAGCAAGTGTTTTAGGATTCTTCTTACGAGTATTGTTAAGTGGAATATGATCAAACGTCATAATTCTAAACACTAAATCTTGTTTAGGAATTTTTTTATAATCTACCTCGCAGTCTGCAAGTTTTACTTTGTCACCTGCAGCCTTGCGACTAGCATAGGCTTCTTGACTCATACGTTTAGCCTGTGCTCGTTTAGCTTCTGCAACAGTTCGGATATTAATTTTATCAACAGTTGGTAGAATAAGATCGTATTGATGGTATTCTGGATTGACAAAACTACAAAATGTATTCTTGCTTTTGTGTATTTCTTCTAATAAATCTTTGTTGTTTAAGTAGTTAACTTTAGTCATATCATTCCTAATTACATACATTATAAACTACGCAGTTTATTTTGTCAACTAAATACACTGACAAAGGAGTCCAATAATGCCAAATTTTGATCCAGGCGCAGGTATACGAACTATCGGGCAAGCCGCCTCATCTTTAGGATCCAATGCTGTTTCAGCAATGGGGGCATTAGGATCTGTTGCAGGAACAGTGAGTAGAGTTGCAGGTGCTTTAAATAATTTATCAAATCCTGCGGCACTAGTATCGGCATTACGAAGCGCAAATTTACCTACAGGTGGAAACGCAATTGGACAAATCTTTAGTGCCGGGGCACAGTTTGTAGGCAGTGATGCTAGTAACGATTGGCGTGTTAGACTCAGCATGCCTAGCACTCCAATATATACCGGAAGTCCAATATTACAACCATTAGTGCGGGCAGGCGGATTAGTTTGGCCCTTTACTCCTTCAGTTGCAATTAGTTCCTCAGCTACTTATGAACCTACTGCAATTACACATCAAAACTACAATTTCTTAAGCTATCAAAATAGTAAATCAGACTCTATTACAATTAACGGTGCATTCCACGTAGAAGACGCAGTGCAGGCACAGTACTGGATAGCGGCAGTACACTATCTAAGATCTATTACTAAAATGTTCAGCGGTGACATGGGTAAAGAAGCTGGTAATCCTCCTCCTATTGTTTTATTAAATGGCTACGGAGATTATGTGTTTAAAAATATACCTGTAATTGTTACAAGTTTTTCTTGCGAACTACCATCAGATGTAAATTATATTTCTACTAATGTAGGTTCAGAAGGCTCGCTGGGCGGCTTTGGTATGGCATCCGGCGGCGGCATGTCATCTATTGAAAGCATATCAGCAACTACTGGAGCACTTGCCGGACTAGCTGGAGCAGTTGGTGCAGGCAAAGCCGCAAGAGCGTTAGGCGCAGTAAGCGCCGCTGCCGGAGTAGTCAACGGCGTTAAAAATTTACTAAGCGCATCTAGCGGAGGAGGAGGCGCTTCGGGCGCAGCATCCGGAGGTGCAACCCATGTTCCTGTAAAGAGTAATATTTCAGTAACGGTAATGCCTGTCTACAGTAGAGAAGATATTAGGAAATTTAATCTTGGAGATTTTGTCAACGGAAAATACGTCAATAACATTCCGGGGTATAATTAATGGCTACTTATAAAAATACAAGTCCGTGGAAAGATACACTAATAAAAAATAATTATCTAGGAATTTTGCGCATTAGAACAGTGCCCGCAGAATCAGATGATTATCTTTATACCATTGAACCTCAATACAATTTTAGACCTGACCTACTAGCCTATGACCTTTACAAAGAACCAAAACTTTGGTGGGTTTTTATGCAGAGAAATTTAGACATATTGCAAGATCCAATTTATGATTTTGTTGCTGGAACTAAGATATACATACCTAAAGGCGATAGTTTAAACAAACTGTTGGGATTATAACATGGGATTTTTTGATGAAGTCAGGGGCGCAGCAACTACGGCATCTAGCCAAGTAACTAAAGTATTATCGGGTAATTCTGCAGTTACACAAGGCATTGCTAGTGCAACACAAAGTGCAGAGTCTTTAAAAAATGCTGCACTTAGCGGCCTATCTAATGTAGGAACTAATATTGCAGGTTTAATTCCAGGACTACCAACTTCTATTAATTCTGCGCTAGGAAGTATAGCAGCAGGACAACCAACCCTTGATGTAAAAGGTTACACTTCAGGATTTAAAGCATCGGTTCCTGGAACGCCGCCGTTCCCTAATGTTTTAAATCAATATAGTTCGTTTAACTATATGTTTACCTTAAGTGTACTTCCGTTAGAACATATTAATGATCCAAATACAACTTATAGAAAAGGCGACTTAGGACCAATTATTATTAAGTCAGCCGGCGCTGCTCCAGAAAAGGATCTTGTGTCAACTGCCTATGGCAAATACGATTTTTATGTTGAAAATTTAAAAATCAGCGGCATGGTAGGATTAAACAAAGGTACTGGTAACTCTAATGCACTCAGCATGAGTTTTACAGTTATTGAACCTTATAGTATGGGCTTGTTCTTTCAAGCTATGCAGACTGCAGCTTTACAATCTGGATATTTAAATTATCTTGATGTACCTGTGTTACTTACAATAGAGTTTAAAGGGCATATTGATGCTAATTTGTTAAATCAACAAATTGACAATACTAAAAAAATGATTCCTTTAAAACTTAGAGAAATAGGTATGCGAGTCACTGGAAAAGGTTGTACCTATGATGTAGAAGCCTATCCTTGGAATGAACAGGCATTTTCATCTTCTTATTCTCAAACTAAAACAGACGTTAATATTAGTTGTAATAAAGGCGGACCTTATACAGTACAAGAAATGTTACAAAAAGGACAAAAGAGTTTACAAAAAGTTCTTAATGACAGACTAGATGAAGAACGTAAAAAAGGAAATAAACAATTTTCAGATGAAGTAATAATTTTATTTCCGTCAGATCTTGCAACAGGTGATGCCGCCGCTAGTGCGGATGCTGCTCCTAATGAAGCAGCAGACAAACCTGCTACTGCTAAACCTGGAGACTCTGCATCATCTGGAATATTTAAAAAATTGGGAATAGGTCGCGGAGACAATACAACTTTAGTCCAGTTAAATGCAGCTACTGTTAACAACATTGGCAAGTCTGGCATGGGCTTTAATCTTTACAACAAAGGCGACACTCCTTTTGCTAAAGATAACCTTGCCTATGACGAAGCAACAGGAATTTATAAACGAGGCAACGTACAAATTGATCCAAACAATGCAGATTTTAAATTCCCTCAAGGCTCTACAGTACAAGACATTATCAATCAAGTTATCCTAATGAGTGACTATGGGCGTCAAGCCCTAAGTAAAACAAACTGGACCCCTCAAGGACAAGTAGTATGGTGGAGAGTCGAAACACAATACTTTATGAAATCTAGCCCTGAAGATAATAAAGTAGGTCAAAAACCTAAATTGATTGTTTATAGAGTTGTACCATATTTGGTAGATGCCTCAGTCTTTATGCCGCCTAATGACAAAGCACCTGGTTTAGAAAACAAAAAGAAAGAAGCTCTTAAAGAATACAACTACATTTACACTGGTAAAAATATTGACGTACTAGATTTTCAAATTGAGTTTAAAGCAGGATTTTATAGAGCATTAAACGCAGACGGAGGCAAAGAGTCAGAATCTAATCAAGGTATGTCTGCTGCTCAGGGCGCAGGAGCAGTTAAACAAGAAACTCAAGACGGCAAAAATCCTTCAGGTAGTTCTCCTAATACTCAAGAAACTCCAGTTACTAATAAAACAGATAAAATAGGATCAGCTAGTCATAAAAATGGCGGAACAGGAGTTGATGACGCAGCTACTATTGCAGCTAGACAATTCCATGAATTAGCCACACAGGGTACTGACATGATCAATTTAAACATGACAATCCTTGGCGATCCTTATTATATTAGTGATAGTGGTCTAGGTAACTATACTGCCGGAGCAACTGAAAAACAAAATATCAATACTGACGGCGCTATGGACTATCAAACAGGCGAAGTATTAATTAGTGTCAATTTTAGAACACCTATAGACCTAAACACTAAAACAGGATTTTATAATTTTGGAGATACTAAACCAGTCCAGCAGTTTAGCGGACTGTTTAGAGTACTACAAGTTGAAAGTATTTTTAATCGCGGAAAATTTACTCAACAGCTAAGTTTAGTTAGAATAGTAGGACAAGACAATAAAAATGCTCCAGAAGGAGAACCAGCACTACCAAAAGTAGCACAACCAGATCAACCAGACGGAGAAGATGCCGGAGCAGACATTGCTGCAATAGAAGCAGCAGCCGCCGAAGAATACCCAGATGGTGCACCTCAGCTTTCAGATCAAGAAGTTGCAGCCAACAACGCCGCTCTAGGCGATTTTGCAGGATAATAAATGGCAGAAGAAACCAGACTAGGGCAAAACGAAAGTCCTCAAGACCCCGGCCCGTTTTTAGCAAAAGTAGTCAGTCACCTCGACCCTAACTACATGGGTGCTTTAGAAGTACAACTATTACATGAAGTAGGTAATGACGAAGACAGAGAAGGTCAGCTTAGAACTGTTAAGTATCTAAGTCCTTTTTACGGTGTTTCGAATAGTGCCTATCTTGGCGAAGATCCTGACGACTACGATAACACCCAAAAGTCCTATGGCATGTGGATGGTGCCTCCTGACATTGGCACTATTGTAATGGTAATCTTTGTTGGCGGAGATGTTCGCAAAGGCTACTGGATGGGGTGTGTAATTGAAGAGAACATGAATTTTTCTTTGCCAGGGCATGCTGCTACAAAATATGTAGTTGATGATACTAAAGAAACTGATACCAAATATGAACGTGTACCAACTGGAGAATATAACAAAATTATTCACCCAGTTACAGAAGATCCTACAAAAATTGTCAAACCTGAAAGCCCGCTAGCAACAAAATTAGAAACTCAAGGATTACTAAAAGATGATATTAGAGGCATAACATCATCTTCTGCTCGCAGAGAAATTCCTAGTTCTGTTTTTGGTATTTCAACACCAGGCCCTGTAGATAAAACCGGTAAGCAGGGTAAAGTAGGTAAACACGAATATAAAATTCCAAACGCATTTGTTAGTCGTCTAGGCGGTAGTAGTTTTGTAATGGACGATGGAGACGACAAGTGGGAAAGAAAAACTCCTGCATCTGATGGTCCTCCTGAGTATGTTTCAGTAGAAGGCGGCACAACTGCTGAACGAGATATCCCGCACAATGAATTAATTAGATTGCGTACCCGTACCGGACATCAAATCTTATTACATAACAGTGAAGATTTAATCTACATTGGCAATAGTAAGGGAACTACTTGGATAGAGCTGACTAGTGATGGCAAAATAGATATTTTTGCCAACGATAGTATTAATATTAGAACTAAAAAAGATTTTAATTTTTATGCAGACAGAGATGTTAATATTGAAGCAAAGCGTAATGTTAACATTAAAGCCGGTGAAGAAATGCAATTTGAAACCGGGTTAGACTGGAATGTAATAGTAGGAAAAAACGGCAAAATATCATTGTCAACAGACTTCGATGTTAACGCCGGTGGACATATCTATAATACATCTAGCGGAGCTAACCATACTAAAGCAGGCGGAAACATTGTAGAAACTGCGCCTGCGATTCATATGAATGGACCAGCAGCAGCTACGGCACCAAAAGCACAAGTTTTAAAAACACATAATCTACCAGATGTTGCTAGTCCCGGCGCAGATCTAACTGAAGTAGTATCAATTCTAAGACGTATACCTACAGCAGAACCGTATCCACAGCACGAAAATTTAGATCCTTTAAAAGTCAAACCTGATATAACTGATAGAGATGCCGAAGGAAGAAATACGTCATCGACTACTACAATGAGTTTTTCTGGAACACGCTGGAAAGAATATACTACAGAGACCGATACATTTGAAAAAATTAAAGGTCCCGAAGAGCAGGATGCAGACCCTTACATTTAACGGGTAAATACAACTATGACAGCCAGCCAACGATTATATGATAAAATTGTCTTAAAAAGTGCTAACACTGCTGAGTCAATACCAGGTACTAGGACCTACAAAGGTTTTAGCACAGTTGCTTCTACGTCTAATAGTTTTGCCCTTTACGACTTAGAACTGATCAAACAAGATTTGTTAAATCACTTTCATATACGACTAGGCGAACGCTTAGAACAACCAGAGTTTGGCACGATCATATGGGACATATTATTTGATCCGTTAACAGATGAACTTCGAACAGTTATTACAAAAAATGTAGAAACAATTGTAAATTACGATCCTAGAATACGTGCCGATCAAGTTATCGTAACTAGCTATGAAAGCGGCATACAGATAGAATGTACATTGGTCTACTATCCCTACAATATCCAAGAATCGATACAGTTGAGATTTGATCAGAACAACGGTTTACTACTAGTTTAATAAACTACCCACATAATTTTAATCGATAAATACCTTATAAATGGGAATAAGGTATGTCAGCAACCGACAGACAAAATAGATTATTAGTAGCAGAAGATTGGAAACGTGTCTATCAAAGTTTCCGAAATGCAGACTTCCAAAGCTACGACTTTGAAAATTTACGCAGGGTAATGATCAATTACATCAGGGAAAACTACCCTGAAGATTTTAATGACTACATTGAATCTAGCGAATATCTTGCTCTTATTGATCTTATTGCCTTCCTTGGCCAAAGCATTAGTTTCCGCATTGATTTAAATGCAAGAGATAACTTTTTAGAACTAGCAGAGCGTAGAGAAAGCATATTACGACTGGCAAGACTGTTAAGCTACAACGCAAAACGTAATGTTGCAGCAAGTGGTTTATTAAAATTTACCACAGTTAGCACCACACAAACAGTTTACGATTCTAACGGACGAAACTTATCAGGACAGGTTGTTACATGGAACGATCCGGCAAACACCAACTGGTACGATCAATTTGTAAAAATCCTCAATGCTGCCTTGCCCGCAACACGTCAGTTTGGCAATCCTGACGACAAAAATGAAATTTTTGGTATTCCTACAGAACAATATAGATTCCAAAGCAGTAACACTGATGTTCCAATTTACAGTTTTTCTAAAACGGTAGACGGAAAAAATTTACCTTTTGAAATTGTTTCTACAGTGTTTAAAGGCGCCGATGAGATATATGAAGAAGCACCATCAATTGGTAATAGACTAGCATTTTTATATAGAAATGACGGCCGAGGCAACGGCAGCACTAACACTGGGTTCTTTATACATTTTAGACAAGGTATATTAAATCAAGGAACGTTTTCTATTACACAACCGTCAACTAACGAGACAGTTGATATTGATGCAACTAACATTAATAACTCAGATGTATGGCTATATAGGCTTGATCAGAACGGATTAGAGTCAGAATATTGGGCTCCTATTTCTTCCTTAGAGGGAAATAATACAATTTACAATAGCCTTAACAAGTCGATAAGAAATATCTATAGTGTTATTACTCGCGCTGGCGATAGAGTAACTTTATCTTTCAGCGACGGAACTTTTGGCAACTTACCGTTAGGAACATTTAGATCATATTATCGTGTGAGTAACGGAACAAGTTATATTGTTAATCCTAAAGACATTAAAAATGTTTCTATAGAAATTCCGTATGTCTCTAATTTAAATCAGTTAGAAACATTATCTGTTACTCTTAGTTTACAATCATCAGTTAGTAATTCTGTCGAAGCTGAGTCAAACGCAAACATTAAATCTAGAGCACCAGCAACATATTATACACAAAATAGAATGATCACAGGAGAGGACTATAATATTAGTCCACTTAGTGTCAGTCAAGAAGTTGTAAAAGTTAAAGCAGTTAATCGATCAGCTAGCGGTATTAGTCGATATTTTGATCTTGTAGATCCAACCGGCAAGTATAGTAAGACTAATCTTTTTGCAGATGACGGCGTATTATATAGAGAAGAATTTAGTGATAGTTTTAGATTTAGCTACGCAACAAGAACAGATATTGAAGCAATGATTTATAATCAGTTGACTGAATATTTGAAAAGTACATCATTAAGAGATTACTATTACACTAAATTTATTGCTATTGCTACAGATTCTCTCAATGTATCTTTTTACAATAAAACAACTGATATTAATCAGTGTACTGGTTACATTGGAGGCACGGCCCCCGACCCAACTACTCCTTATAAGGTAGGAACGTTTTCAACTACTCTTTTAAGATTTGTTACTATAGGTGCCCTAGTTAAATTTGTTGCACCTACTGGAAAATATTTTGATAAAAGTAATAATAACAAAATTGAAACAGGAAATGCCACTGTAAAAAATGCTAGTCGATATATTTGGACCAAGGTAATTTCAGTAGCCGGCGACGGCACTAACAATGGTACTGGGGTATTAATTGACGGTTCTGGTACTATCATTTTTAATGACATAGTTCCTAGTGGAGCATTACTTGCTGAAATAATTCCAGCATGGAGAACAACATTTGATACTAACACAGTATCAACAATGATTGATTTAATATTTGCTAATAAACCATTTGGTCTTCGTTACGATGTTGAAGATCGTAATTGGAAAATTATTTTTGAAGTTAACCTTAATACTTCAGCTGATTTTAGTTTAGGCAAGCAAGGCGACAATTCTAACCAACAATTAGATTCTAGTTGGCTAGTATTGTTCACAACAGATACTGAATATTATACTACACAGTTTAGATTATTACGTTATATATTTGAAAGCGATACACAAGTACGATTCTTTTTTGATGCTAGCGATAAAATTTATGATACAAGAACCAATACTGTAGAAAAAGACAAGATAAAAGTTTTAAGCATTAACACAGTACCTAATGCAACTACACCATTTACCTATGACAGAGATTGGGAAATTACTGAAGAATACATTGGGTTAGACGGATATGTAGATACTAAAAAAATTCAAATATCATTTAGTGATACAGATGACGACAGTGTTGTAGACAATCCTGATATTTTCTTAGAGATAGTTGATCCGTTAACTAACCCTACTTCAAAGTATGTTGTTCAGGAATTGTACATCATTGAGCAACAGCAAGAAGATTATCGCTGGATAGACAACTCAACAGGTACTGTTATAATATTATCTACGCAGCCAGTTACTGGTGTTAACGGGCAGTATTATTATTTTATTGACACAGATGTGGTTAAAGTTTATAGTTCAACAACTGGAACATTTACACCATCGTTAAACTATAAAGTATATGTTGGCAGATCAAATTTAAAGTTTCAGTATATTCATAATGCTGATTATGAGTCTAGAATCGATCCAGGATTAACTAACTTAATTGATATCTTTGTATTAACTAAACAATATGATAGACAATACAGAGAATGGTTAAACGGATCTAGACCAGTACAACCGCTACCGCCTAGTAGTGATGCATTATACAATTTATTGTCACCTGATCTTAACAAGATCAAATCAATAAGTGATGAAATTGTTTACCATCCAGCAAAATATAAAGTATTATTTGGCCCAACATCTACTATTGATGTACAAGCTACTTTCAAAGTAGTAAAAAATTCAGAAATTGTTATTAGTGATAATGATGTTAAGTCAAGAGTATTATCTGCAATTAATGAATTCTTTAGTGTTGAAAGTTGGGAGTTTGGGGATAATTTTTACTTTAGTGAATTGTTAACTTATGTAATGAACAGAACTGCTCCGAACATAGTTAACTTCTTAGTAGTGCCTAAAAAGAGCGATTTAACATTTGGTAGTTTATACGAGATTAGATCTGAAAAAGATCAAATTTTTATAAATGGCGCAACAATAGATGACATTGAAATTATTAGTGCAGTAACGGCAAGTAAATTAAAATCATCTGGTAATATTACTATTGCAGAAACAACAACAAGTCAACAAAGTATAACAAGTGGAAGTAACTGATGGCAACTAACAATCAATCTGAATCAGCATTACCTGTTCCTGGTAACAACAATCCTAGGAAAACTTCGGATCTGTTACCTAGATTCTATAAAACAGACAGTAATAAAAAATTCTTTTCTGCTACATTGGATCAGTTAGTTCAACCTGGTACAGTAAAAAAAGTAAGTGGATATATTGGCAGACAAAATGCTAAATCAGTAACGGCATCTGATGTTTTTATTCAGGCGTCGGACACTACACGACAAAATTATCAACTAGAACCTGCAGCAGTAATTCAAGATTATTTAGGTAATGTTAATTTTTTTAAAGATTACATTGATCACATTAACCACGTAAAAGTATTTGGCGGAAATGTTGACAATCACGAACGATTAAACAAACAAGAATTTTATGCGTGGAACCCAAATATTGACTGGGATAAGTTTGTTAACTTTCAGCAGTACTATTGGTTACCATACGGCCCTACACCTATTGAAGTTGCAGGACAACAACTAGCAATTGAAAGTACATTTACTGTTGTTGCAGAAGATAACGGTGACAACTATGCTTATCTTTTTACACCCGACGGTCTAACTAGAAATCCTACAATTACATTGTTTAGAGGCCAAACCTACAAATTTGAAATAGATGCATTACACAATCCGTTTTCTATCAAAACACAACGTATTGCTGATACTATTGATCGATTTACTGAAGGGGTAACTGGCAACGGCACTGAACAAGGAACACTTACTTTTGTAGTAGGTATAGATGCTCCTGATGTGCTGTATTATGTAAATGAAGCTGACGCTAATACAGGCGGAACATTTCAAATTAAAGATATTGATGAAAATACGTTTCTTAATGTGGACGCTGATATATTAGGTAAAAAATCCTATACATTGTCTACAGGAACACCTTTGTCTAATGGAATGAAACTATTTTTCTCAGGCAATATATCTCCTGAAATTTACAGTAGTGGCTATTGGTATGTTGAAGGTGTGGGTACTGCAATTAAACTAGTATCAGAAGTTGATTTAGAAATTAGTGGAACATACACTGAAGAAACTGCATTGCTATTTGATGATAACCCGTTTGACGTGGATCCATTTAGTACTATTACAAATACCCCTAAAGAAAAAGATTATATTGTAATCAACAGATCTAGCCCGGATCGAAATCCGTGGTCAAGATACAATAGATGGTTTCATAAAGATGTTATTACTGCGTCAGCAGAATCTGCTGGTCAGTTTCCAGAGTTTGATCAAACTGCAAGAGCTAACCGACCTATTATTGAATTTAGTGCCGGATTAAAACTTTATAATTTTGGTCATCGAGCAAAGAAAAATGTTGACCTAATAGATAATTTTACCACTGATGTATTTTCTACAATAGAAGGCAGTCTTGGTTATAATATTGATGGAGTTGATGTTGCTGATAATATGCGCATCCTTTTTACAGCAGATCCTGATAGATTAGTTAATGGCAGAATTTTTAAAGTTAATTTTATAGAAGTAACTGTTCCTAATAGACAATTTAATTTTAATGCAGCTACAGGTATAAATCTAACTACAAAAATTATTACAACAAGTACTGCACACGGGCTAACAACTGGTAATCAAGTCATTTATTTGAACAATGGTGAACTAAACATAAACGGCCTAACTCATAGAAAAGTTTATTATGTTCGTGTTGTTAATAACACTGAGATACAATTATACACTAATAAATTATTATCTGTTGAAGCTAATATTTTTGAAGCAGGTACTGGTATACATAGTTTTGAAGTGTTTACTGGAATTCGACGTCAAATTAATCTAGTTGAAGAATCTGACTCAGTTCCGTTAGAGAATGAAACAGTTCTAGTAAATTATGGCCAAGTTGAAGAACTTATCCCTAACTCTCTATATGGTAATAGAGGAATGATGTATTGGTATACTGGTACTAAATGGAAACTTGGTCCTATTAAATCTACATCAAATCATCAACCATTATTTGATGTTTTTGACGCCAACGGTTATAGTTACAGTGATATTACTGTGTACGACGGATCTAACTTTAGAGGAACTAAAGTTTTTTCTTACAAAGTAGGAAGCGGTACTGACGATACAGTATTAGGATTCCCACTGTCTTACCAAAACATTAATAATGTTGGTGATATACAATTTGAATTTGATTTACTTAAAGATAGTTTTACCTACAAAAACGTTGCTGACGTATTATCTAAAACAACTAGTGTTGGATATTTAAAATTAATTAATGATCTTACAAATTACAGTTACGAAAATGGTTGGAAAACTTCACAGATAGATAATATACAACCTGTAGTTAGAATATTCAAAGAAGAATATAAAACACTATTTGATGGATCTAAAAATCTTATTGTAAATAATTTTCCAGTAGATGTTTTTGATTTTAAAGATCAATTAACAGATTTAGAAGTAAAAGTATATGTTAATGGTCGTAGACAAAACAAAAACACATTTACAGTTACTAACGGCCCAACTTATAAGACTGTAGTGTTGACTGCTGACGTAACTACTGCTGACGTAGTTACTTTAAAATGTTATGCTAAACAGTTAAAGAATGATAACGGATATTACGAAACTCCTATTAGTTTACAAAACAATCCTTTAAACAATGACGTTACGCAATTTACCTTAGGCCAAGTTATCGATCACGTAGATACAATTGTAGACAACATAACAACTTTTTCTGGGACGTATCCAGGTGATGGAAATTTAAGAGACATTGGAAATTTAACTCCATACGGTGCTCGATTTGTTCAACATAGTGCTCCTTTAAATCTCAGCCTCTATCACTTAGGTTCTCAAACATCTAATATTTTTAAGAGTTTAGAACAGGCCAGAGACGACTACGGCAAATTTAAAAGAGCATTTATTACCTATGCATCAAATGCAGGCATTGACACTGACCCAAGACCATTTGTTGATATTATTTTAACTGAGCTTGCTAAAGATAAACCTAAAACAAGTCCTTACTACCTATCAGATATGTTTGGATATTCCGGATCAAAACGATTAGAATATACAGTACTTGACAGTAGAATTAAAACGTACCCGTTGACCGCTGCATTTAATCTAGCCTCTCTTTCTAATAAAGCAGTAGGGGTTTATTTAAACGGCGATCAGTTACTACACGGTCGTGATTATACATTTGGAACAGATGTATTTTTTACTATGTTAGTCGACCTTGTTGAAGATGATTTAATTGAGGTTTATGAATACGAAAGTACCGACGGCAGCTTTTGTCCGCCAACTCCTACTAAGTTAGGACTATATCCACTATTTGAACCTAAAATATACACCGATGATACTTACCTTGAATCAACTACAGTTATTCAAGGTCATGACGGTAGTATAACAATAGCCTATAATGACTACAGAGATGATCTAATATTAGAATTAGAAATGAGAATTTTTAATAATATTAAAATTTCTTACAACTCTAATATTTTTGATATCCATGATTTTATTCCTGGATATAATAGAACAACTGAATACTCTAAAGTAGAAACTGACAACGTGTTAGGACAATTCTTTTTTCAGTGGACAGCAAATGTTAATCAAGACTTTACTCAACCAAATATTGATTTATGGTCTAGATTAAATCCGTTTACATTTAATTATAGAGATAATTTTGCTCCTAATGGTACTGACATTCCGGGATTCTGGAGAGGTATATATCGTTGGATGCTAGATACAGATAGACCTCATACACACCCTTGGGAATGTTTAGGGTTTAGTATAGAACCAACTTGGTGGCAAGATGTGTACGGAACAGTACCATATACCAGTGACAACTATGTCTTGTGGGAAGATATTCGACAGGGCATCATTAGACAACCTGGCGTTCCTATTCGAATTTTAGAAAAGTTTGCTAAACCTATTCTCTCTTCAGGTAAACCTGTTGACGAAGACGGTAATTTAATTAGTCCATTATATGCAAGTTATGCAAACGGTCCGATAAAAGAAACTGCAGAAGGTAGTTGGATTTTTGGCGATCAAGCTCCTGTAGAGACCGCATGGAGACGTAGCAGCTATTACCCGTTTGCATTAATGCAAGCAGCATTATTATTACAACCTAACAAAGTTTTAGGCTCAGCATTTGACAGAAGTAGAATTGTTAGAAATCTCAGCAATCAGTTGATTTATAAAGATACCGGTCGAAGAATTAGACTTGAAGACCTTGCGGTTACCTCAACCTCGTTAAGCTCTACGAGAGTATATACTGCTGGATTAGTGAATTATCTTGTAGATTATTTGACCAGTGATACTACTACGGTATTAGATCAGTATGCTGACGATTTACAATCTCTTACTACAAAAATTGCTGCAAAACTTGGTGGATTTACATCAAAAGCTAAATTCAAATTAATTCTTGACAGTAAAAATCCCAGTAGTTCTGGGGGAGTTTTTATTCCAGAAGAAAATTATAATATTTTCTTAAACACTAGTTCTCCTACGAATCGACTAGCATATAGTGGTGTCGTCATTACAAAATATGCTGACGGTTATGAAATTAGAGGTTACATTAAAGATCAACCGTACTTTGTTTATTATCCTTATCAGCAAAATGAACGAGTTATAAATGTTGGCGGAATTTCTGAAAGTTTTATTAACTGGGAGTCCGACAAATATTATACTGCCGGGAAACTTGTTAGATATAATAATCAATATTATAGAGTAAAAATTACACATCAGTCAACTACTGAATTTAATCCTGATAATTTTACTCGATTGGCAGAATTGCCAGTAACAGGCGGTCGCGAAGCAATTATTAGAAAGTCTTGGGATAAAAACACTAAGATTACAATTAGCTACGGAACAAAATTCAAACAAATACAAGACGTTGTAGATTTTCTGCAAGGTTACGGCGCCTACCTGCAAGAACAAGGATTTGTGTTTGATGAGTATAATCAAAGTTTAAAAGCAGTTGACAGCTGGGAAACTTCAGTAAAAGAATTCTTGTTTTGGTCCACGCAAAACTGGGCAGTTGGATCGGCATTAGCAGTAAGTCCGTCTGCTAGATATATGCTGGTCAAGTCTAATACTGCAGTTGTTGATAATATTCAAAATAGTTTCTATGGCTATAAAGTTTATCGTGTTGACGGTGAAAAAATAGATCCAGAATTTACAAACACCTACAGAGAAGAAAACGAATTCTCACTCTCCCCTCAAAACACAAATCATGGATTGTATGGAGCAGTGTTACATACGGTTCAAAAAGAACACGTATTAATACTTGACAATGTAACGCAGTTCAATGATATAATTTATGATCAAGCCCCTGGATATAGACAAGAGCGAATTAAAGTTCTAGGATATGTATCGGCTAATTGGAATGGCGGTTTTAATGTTCCTGGATTTATTTTTGATACTGCTAGAGTAACTGATTGGACTCAATGGTCAGATTACAACCTAGGTGATATTGTAAAATATAAAGAATTTTATTATTCTGCAAAGTCATTTTTACCTGGAGTATCTGAGTTTGATAATTCTAGTTGGATTTTATTAGAAGAAAAACCAACAGCACAATTGTTACCTAACTGGGATTATCGTGCCGAGCAATTTACAGATTTTTATGATCTTGACAGCGACAATTTTGATTCTGAACAACAAAAGATGGCACAGCATCTAATTGGTTATCAGAAACGTCAGTACCTTGAGAATATTATTCAAGACGATCTCAGTCAGTATAAATTCTATCAAGGAATGATTTCTGAAAAAGGTACACAAAATGTTTTTAATAAATTATTTGATGTATTAAGTGCAGACGGTCAAGAAAGTTTAACATTTAACGAAGAGTGGGCAGTTCGGGTTGGTGCATATGGTGCAACTGATTCCTACAAAGAAATAGAGTTTAAATTAGACGAAAGTTTGTTTAAATTAAATCCTCAACCAATAGAATTAACTTCAACTATTGACCCTTCAGTTGTTGATTTTGTTTATAGACAAGTTCCTACAGATATAGTTGTTAAACCAGTGGGATATAATAATGAACCTTGGCCAGTGGATGGCATAGAACAATATTTAAGAACTCCTGGTTATGTCAGATATGAAGATGTTAAATTAAATGTTGATTCTCTTGAAGATGTAGTAGCATACGATATTTCTACGTTTGTAGAAGGTGATTATGTTTGGTGCGCATTTGAAAATAAATTAAATTCTTTTAATGATTATTGGAATGTTTATAGATTTACTAAAAATACTTTTGGAATTGCCGATGTTGAATACGCTTCGGGTACACTAACACTTCAATGCAATAGAACTCCGAATGTAGCAGCTGGGGATATTATTGGAATTGAAAATGCTACAGCTATTCAAGGTTTTTATACAGTAGCATCTATAGTAAACAAAAATATCATTATTAAAACAACAATCAAAGATTGGACATCTCCTTTTACTGACAGTTCTGAAATTTTAACATACAAGTTTATTAGTTCTAGAATTGATAATGCTAACAATATTAACAATATATTACCTCCGAAGATAACGCCTGGCGAACTTATTTGGGCAGATAATAATGGTAACGGATTAAAAACTGTTTATGAAAATAATAAAGTCTACGGTCAAAAAAGTTTATCTAAAGCGTCGCCAGTTTTACCAAATGTAAATTTTGGTAAAAAAACAGCAATGGCAGAAAATGGAAAAACTGCCGCAGTGGCTGATAATAATAAAGTAACAATCTTTGTTAAAAATTCTTTGGGCAACTGGCTAGAACAAGATATAATGACTGCTGACTTTGAATCGTCAGTCACTACTGTTGCTAGATCTACTGCTAGCGGTACAAACATTATAACAGCTGACGATACTTATAGTTTTGAATTAAACGATCCTGTAATGTTTTCGGGAATAACTGCTGGCGGTATTATTAGTGGTAGAACGTATTTTGTTAAGACTAAGCCTAGTAACACTTCATTTACAATATCTGAAACTCCGGGCGGCTCTACATTTGCACTAACTTCTAGTTCTATTGATATGAGTGTTCACCTTAAATTAGAATACGGTACAGAAATGTGTTTTAGTCCTGATGCTGAATGGTTAGCTATTTCTGCTCCTAGAGCAAGCAATGTTCGTTCAGCCTGGCGCGGCGATTACGATGGCGGTCACGAATACAACGCCGGAGATGTTGTACAGCTTAGAACAAACTTTACAACTGAGCGTTCATTAAATTCTCATTGGACAGCTAGAGGAAACATTCCTGTTGCAGATTGGAGTACTATAAATTCTTTTAGTCAAGATTGGTCAGCAACTGATTTAATTACAGTTAATAAACAATTTGCAGACGCTGCTTACCCCACAACTGGTTACGAAAATCTTGGATATGTTGATTTGTACAGAAGAAGTTCGTCAACTGGGTCGTACGATCTAGCGCACAGTTTTGTAAGCCCCAATCCGACACAAGGCGAACGCTTTGGTTCTAAAATGGTAATGGCTCAGACTGGAAGTGAATATGTACTAGCAGTTACTAGTCCGGGAACAGATACGGAATCCGTTGATTCTACTGTAGTTCAAGGTCGTGTTTATATGTATAGATACGGTACAGGTGCCGGAGACGACAGTTCTGTAAGATGGCAAATGGATTATGACAGGAACTATCAAGGAGCATTTGATTCTTCTAGAAGTTATCTGCAAGGTGATATTGTATTCTATGATTACAATTTATATGAGTGTGCCGGTAATACAGATTTTCAAAATCCTGCACCTGATCAATCAAGTCTTTGGTCCCCAGTAACAAAGTCAAATATTCTAGGATATTTCCCTCAAGAATCAAGTTTATTTGATGTTAACAACAACGATCTAACGTTGGCAGCATTAGAAGGACAGACAATTGAATCTGTTCAACCAGGCGATAAATTTGGCGCAGCCATCGACCTGTCATCAGACGGACAAACGTTAATAATTTCTGCACCTGGCGCCGACCAAGACACCTATGAAAACTATAAAGGCCCTTTCAGAACATCTTTAAAATATTTTGAAAATGACGTAGTTTACTACAACGGATACTACTACAAGTTTAATCTACTAGCAAGTGCTAACCCCATTAGCTCGTTTAATACTACACATTGGGATAAAGTTTCTACAGACACTAGAAGTATTAATTCTGGTAAAGTCTTTATCTATTCTTACAATGGTGTGGGATTTGAGTTAACACAGACATTAACTAGTGACAATATAAACATTGAAAGAGAAGATCAGTTTGGAGAATCTATTGCAGTATCTGCGACCGGCGGATACATTGCAGTAGGGACTTCATTATATGATTCTGATAAACGCGATGCAGGCCGAGTTATTATTTTTAAGAAAGGTACAACCTACACTAAGAATCAACTACTATACAGTTATACTAAAGAAACGTTTGAACGTTTTGGTGCATTTGTAGATTTTATGAATGACGATGAAACTCTAGTAGTTTTCTCAGGTAACGGAGATGTTGAACGTGTTACTACATTTGACTTAGGCAAATTAACTATTGATAATAATACGCTTAGAATTGCTGACTTACAAGTTGATACTGGTCGAGTTGATATTTTTGACAAATATAACGAAAATTATATCTATGGTGAAAGCCTTGACACTTCTGTAACAAATGATGACACTGATAGATATGGTGCATCTATTGCAGTAGGTAATAATAACATCTATGTTAGTGCTCAACGCGACGATGGATCAACGTCTACATTTGTACAAAGAGAAGGTAAAGTTTATGCATACTATAAACTTGCTAATGCTAAATCTTGGTCTGCACTACACCAGGAAGTTAAAAAACCAAATGTTCGTAAGATTAAAAAATCGTATCTATACAACACAACTACTAGTAAATTAATTTCTTATCTTGATGTTGTTGATCCTATACAGGGAAAAATTCCTGGACCAGCAGATCAAGAAATTAGATTTAAAACATATTTTGATCCTGCTGTTTACTCAGTAGGTACTAGCGCAGTTAATGTTGACGCTGGTATGAATTGGACAAAATCTCAAGTTGGTATGTTATGGTGGGATTTAACTCGTGCTAAGTTTTTAGACAATCAAATTGGCGAGACCATTTATAGGTCAACTACTTGGAATAGGTTATATGAAACTGCCAGTATTGACATTTATGAGTGGGTTGAAAGTAAACACTTACCGGCTGACTGGGACATTTTATCAGGCACCGATAAAGGAATTGCCGCTGGTATTAGTGGAACATCAAAGTACGGCAGTACAATATATAGTGTAAAAAAACGATATGATAATGTATCAAAAACTTTTATAAACACCTATTACTACTGGGTTAAAAATCCCACAATTACTCCTAATGTTCTAGACAGAAAACTGTCCGCATACGATGTTTCAAATTTAATTGCAGACCCAACAGGTCAAAATTATTCTTGTATAGCATTAACTGGTGCTAATACATTTAGTTTAATCAATGCTACTAGTTTGATTGAAGGGACTAGTTCAAATTTAAATGTACAGTACTGGATTGTTGAAAAAGATTACACACAACAAAATGCTCACAGCCAGTGGAAAGTTATCAGTGAGAATACAAATACTGTTATTCCTAGAGAAATAGAAAAGAAATGGATTGACAGTCTAGTAGGTAAAGACGCTTTTGATAGAGTTGTTCCTGACCCTAGTTTGCCTATTAAACAACAATATGGCATTTTGTTTAGACCTAGACAGAGCATGTTTGTTAATAGAACTGAAGCATTAAAACAATATATTGAACGTGTAAATTCTGTACTAGCCACACGGTTAATTGCCGATGACTATGATACAAGCAATTTATTATTAGTAGATCCTTCTCCTAGCCCTGTATTGGGGTTATGGGACTCATCAGTTGATACAGAAGCCGAATTAAGATTTATAGGTACTGCCAATTTAAGATCTGCAATCTTAGAACCTATTATTATTGATGGTAGAATTTTCGGAGTTACAATTATTGATTCTGGTTACGGATACATTAATGCACCATACTTGCATATAATAGGTAAGGGAAAAAATGCTAACATTAGAACTATTATCGACTCTGATGGACGAGTTACGGGTATAGAAATTATCAATAACGGCGAAGGCTACTTAGATAATACAATATTTGAAATTAGACCATTCTCGGCGTTAGTGCTCAGCGACTCTACTACTTTTGACAAGTGGAGTATATATGAATGGAGCTCAGCAACAGTAAAATGGGAAAGAACTAGAAGTCAAGGGTATGATGTTACAAAATACTGGTCTTATCAAGACTGGTACAGTACCGGATACAATCAGTTTACTAAAATTGATCATGTTGTTGAAAACACCTATGAGTTAGCTACTCGTAATGTTGAAATTAATCAAATTGTTAAAGTTAACAATATAGGTACAGGCGGTTGGTTGTTATTAGAAAAATACGCTAATATAACAACAATTGATTATACTGAAAATTATAAAGTTATTGGTAGACAAAATGGAACAATAAAGTTTTCCAGCAACCTATATAATTTTAATAATTCTATTATAGGATACGGCAGTGATTTGTACGACAGTACATATTACGATAATTTAGCTGTTAAAGAACTAAGAATTATTATTGATACTATTAAAACTAAAATACTAGTTGACGATTTAAAAGTTGAATACTTAAAATTATTCTTTGCTAGTGTAAGATATGCTCTGCAAGAACAAGCATTTGTTGATTGGGCATTTAAAACAAGTTTTGTTAAAGCTATGCACAATGTCGGAGATTTAAAACAAAAAGTTACCTACAACAGCGACAACCTTGAAAGTTTTGAAGATTACGTCAACGAAGTTAAACCTTACAGAACTCAGGTTAGAGAATATATCAGTGCTTATTCAAAAATAGAATCTAATCCAAACAGCGTAACTGACTTTGATTTACCGTCACTGATTAATGAAAATTTTACTGTTGACCCGTTGACTGTTAAAATTTCTTCTACTGGAACAATTGAAAGCGGTTACCCCATTATTCAGCAATATCCATGGAAACATTGGTACGATCATGTTGGATTTAAAATTACCACTATTGAAATTGTTGACGGTGGCTCGGGATACATTGGTAATCCAGTAGTTAGAATCAATGGCGGGTTTGGTACCGGAGCAGTAGCTAAGGCCTATATATCTAATGGCAAAGTTAATAGAATACAACTAGTTAATTCGGGAACTGGCTTCTTAAAAGCTCCTGAGATTGTCATCGACGGCGGCCTTGCAGTTGGCGGAGTTCAAGCTAGGGCTGTGGCCATTATTGAAAGTGAAGTTGTACGTGCTAATAAGATTAGTATTAAATTTGATAGAACTAGCAAAACTTATTTTGTATCTGAAATCACAGAAACAGAAACATTTGTAGGAACTGGATCAAGACTACAGTTTGCGTTAAAATTCAGTCCATTAACTAAGATTGGCACGTCGTCTGTTAAGTTATATCAAGTAGGATTAGATCCTGATAATGTAACAGTTACCGGCGTTGATATTCTTAGAGAAGATTATACATTAACTAGTAAAAAATCAACTGCAAAAGGTTATACAAGTTATTCAGGATTGGTAACTTTAACTACTGCTCCTGCAGTAGGAGAAACAATTAGAATAACTTATACAAAAGATTTTAATCACTTGTCTGCAACTGATAGAATTAAATTCTATTATAACCCAACAACGGGAATGTTAGGCAAAGACGCAGACGATTTTTATGCCCAATTAATGACAGGTGTTGACTACGGTGGTGTAAGCCTAACTGGGTTAAGTTTTAACATTGGCGGCGGATGGGATACTCTTCCTTTCTTTACCGACAGTTGGGACGGGTTCGATGCAGACTTTGATGATTACATCAAAGTTGTAGGATCAGATAGTGATGCGCACTACGAACACCAACTACCTTATACTCCAACTGCTGGAACAATTTTAAATGTTTATGTAAATGAACAAAGAATTGATGATCCATATTTTGATTTATATGACGGTTCTACTGTACAACCTAATGGTAGAAAAGTTGCGCCTGCCGGAGTAGTGATGAAAACTATCACCGCCAACGGCACAACAGATATTTTCTATTTGCCAAACAATAGTGATGGTACGTATCTTGATATAAATGAAGGCGATAGAATTATATTCCGTAAGAATACTAGCGACGGAAGTATTACGCCTCGTCCAGAAGAATACGATACACAATTAAGTGGAGGAAATCTAGCATATACTACTGCTACTGGACTAGCCACAGACGACATTAACATTGATGGCGACGGATTTGTAACTGCTATGACTAGTAATGCTCCGGAAGAAGTTGTTCCTGGCCAAATTGTAGACACAGTAGCTATTAAAGTGTTCCAGCTACCAACGTCTGGATCTAGTAAGATATTGTTTAAAAATTATATTGGCAATGGATCTAATACTGAATTTAGTCTAGCACAGATCCCATTGCAAGCAGCAAGTGTGTTTGTAAAATTAGACAATCTAATATTAACACAAGGTGTTGATTATATAATTAACTGGGCACAAAAGAAAGTTGTACTTTCTGTAGCTCCTGCTAATAAGAAAATTGTCAGTGTAATTACATTTAGTATTGCAGCAGAATTTTTATTAGATACAAATTATTTTGTTTCTGATGGCAGTACTTTAGAATATATCACAAACGCTCCTTGGACTAATGATGATTCTACTGCTTTTGGTAGCATTGTTCTAGTCAACGGAGCAACAGTAGCATATGAATTATTTAGAACAGACAACAGCTATGCTAGACCAAATTGTGTAGGAATTAATTTAACTGCTATTCCAGCGGTTGATGCATTAATAACATACATGATCACTAGTGATGCTAATTCTTCTGCATCTGTTATTAAGACTGAAGAACTAGCAGTAGATGGTAGTACTACAGTATTTGATATAGTGAACCCAGTAGGTCTTGCATTGCCGTATGAAAATAATATTCTTGTGTTAGTAGACGGAGAAATATTAATACCGTCTATGACAGAATATTTTACTATGAAAGACAATTCTTTAACGTACAATCTTGCTAAGTTTAAGAGCGAGCCGTATGTAATTAACCCAGCTGATTGTAAAGTTTACGTTGATGGAGAATTGCTATCTTATAGTTCTCAATATGTGTTTGATTTGTCAGTCGTGTCAATAACATTAGATCCGTCAGTTTACAATGAAGGTAGTGTGTTAGCTATTGTTAATTACAAAGATAGTGAATATACTATTGATAATGATAGCACCGTTGCTCAAATTACTTTTGCAACTGCTCCTCTTGCAAACAGTACAGTTGAAGTTGTTACTTTCTACAATCACAATGTAGAAAATATTATTCGAACTAATGAATTTGTGGGTGTTACAAGCTCGTTAGATATTGATACCCCTGACTACTATAGATATCACAGCCTAGCCGGAAATCAATTAGGATTGTTTAAGTCTGTAAAATTTGATGACTACATTTGGGTTATTAAAAATAATCAAATGCTAACACACAGCGTAGATTATCATTTAAATTCAAATTTACGCAGTATTACACTGGCTGTTCCGTTAATAGATTCAGACGTACTAGATGTAGTATTGTTTAGTGATGATCACATAACGCAAGGTTACGGTTGGATGCAGTTTAAAGACATGTTAAATCGCACCCACTACAAGAGAATTTCTAAAGCTAAGAGTACTAGATTAGCAGCAGACCTTGGACAGTTTGACATTCAGATAACAGTTGAAGATGGATCAACTCTAGCACCGCCTAATCCTACTCTAAACTTACCAGGTGTAGTAGAAATACTGGGAGAAAGAATTGAATATATGTCTAAAGTTGGAAACACACTGAGCAGACTTCGTAGAGGTACATTAGGTACTGGCGTAAAGACAACGTATGTTTTAGGTACACTAGTTCAAGATATTGGACCTACCGAAACTATGCCTTATGCTGATCAAACTATTGTCAAGAAAGGTGATCCAATAGCTACTCCTCAGTTATATACTAATGGAACTTTAGAGTTACCGTATGTACCAAGTATTAACGACATAGAAGTATTTGTAGCAGGACGTAGACTTAAAAAATCTAGTTACCAGTTGTTCCAACAAGAAGCAATACGTCAAGGTAAACTTGATGCTACTTTAGCTAGCAATGACAAAGATTATCCTGACAGTCCCGAAGGTGATATAACATTTGCTGCTGAATTTGCAGTCAACGGGACATCTACATTACAGCTAACAGAATTGCCGCTAATATTGTTAGAAGATTCATCAGAGAATAAATTTGAAGTAATTGTTGTTAAGAAAATTGGACAAGTTTGGGAAGATCCTGGACGCACGTTACAGCAGTCTAATGGTGCTGTAGCTAAGTTCTTAAAAGACACTGAGACTAATTTCCCAGAATATCCTGTGGAATAAATATGATTAAATATACTAAAGAGAGCAATTATGCAAGGTAAAGATTTATCCGGAATCCACATCGAGGGACATATAAAGATACATGATCCAAAAAGCGGAGAAGTATTCATTAATAAACGTAATGCCATCCATTATGAAAATATGAGTATTTCTCTAGCAGAAAGCATTGCCAATGCTGGCCAAGGGTTCATCTATGAAATGTCATTTGGCAACGGCGGAACTACAATAGACCCAACTGGTATTATTACCTACTTGACGCCTAACAGCACCGGAACAAATGCCAGTTTATATAATCAAACCTATACTAAAGTTGTTGATGACCGTGCAGTTGTAAATTTAGATCCCACAAGAAATAAAATAGAAACACGACATGTAACCGGCACTAATTATACAGATGTCTTTATTACTTGTTTGTTAGACTATGGCGAGCCTGCATCTCAAGAAGCTTTTGACAATACAAATAATAACGAAAGTGCGTATGTGTTTGATGAATTAGGACTACGTGCATACAGTACAACAGGTACTGGTAGATTGTTAACACACGTTATTTTTCACCCTGTACAAAAATCATTAAATCGTTTAATTCAGGTTGATTATACTGTGCGTATTCAAAGTCTAACAGGCCTAAGTGAGGTAGCATAATGGCATATCAAATAGCTCATACGGACGCAACAAACTACGGTAGCATTACTGTAGCAGATCAAGAAATTAATCAAGAAACAAGTCTAGGATTTGTTGGCAAAAATTACACAGGTTATGCAAAAACTTTTGGTGAAAATTTTTTACACTTACTAGAAAATTTCGCAAAAGCCACCGCACCAACAAATCCAGTGATTGGACAACTATGGTATGACACTAATTCTACAGCAAATCCTTCGCAGCCCCAGTTAAAAGTATACGATGGTACTAAATGGGTAGCGGCCGGCAATGTTGAACGTAAACCTAATCAGCCTACTTCGGCAACAATTGGTGATTTATGGGTAGATACTGCTAATCAACAATTATACCTGTGGTCAGGGTCAACTTGGATTCTAGTAGGACCGCAATTTAGCGAAGGTACACAATCTGGACCAGTAGTTGAAAGTGTATTTGATACATTAAATTCACTACACGTTATTATAAAATTTATTGTAGGCGGAGAAATTGTTGCTATTATTAGCAAAGATGCATTTACTCCTAAGGTTACAATTGACGGATTTGAAGTTATCAAGCAAGGTATTAATATATCCAAAAAAGATTTTGATCTTGACGGTAATATGTTAAACAAATTATGGGGAACAGCAGAATCATCTGATGCATTAACAGTGGCAAACGAAGTAGTTGCGGCTGCAAATTTCCTCAGAGGCGACAAAGTAAGTACTACTAACTATGGTATTAGTATTAGAAATAATTCTGGACTTACATTTGGTTCAGACTTAAATGTATCACTAAGTACAGAAAGTGGAGATACTGTACTTTATAACAGTACTGCTGGAAAAAGTTTATTTGTTAAATTAAAAACACAATCTGGTGATGTTGAAAAAGTTATAACTGTTACTAATACTAATATAGGTATTAATAAAACTAATCCTACAGAAGCATTAGATGTGACTGGAAAAATTGTAGTTAGTGACGGATTAATAGTAACATCAACAACAAACGCAACTGA